AATACATGCACGATTGTGGATTAAAAATCACAATAAAAAAATTAGCTGAGCATTTTGGTTGTGCAATACGAACAATTCACCGTAACATGAGCAATGAATTAAAAAAAGAAAAAGAAATCCTTAATCAAGAATTATGACACCAAAATCAAAAGCAAATGAGTTAGTAGAAAAAATGGCAGTTTATCATTGGACTGATATATGTGATTACGAAGGTGCTAAACAATGTGCATTAATAGCAGTTGAAACTGTTATTTTAAATTGCTATGAAGAAGAGGAATACTATTGGCAAGAAGTAAAACAAGAAATAGAAAAATTATGAAACAGTTTATAGTATTCTTTATAACTTGGGTAGCAAGCAATCTATCTGTTCCTTTTTGGATGCTTGGGCATGTACATTTAACCATGAATATATATGAAGATATACATGAAATAATAGCATCCTTTGGAATGAATATATTAGTTGCAATTGGATTCTGGATAGAATGGAAAAACAATATAAAACAGACAAGATTATGACAGCAGTAGAATGGTTAGTAAATAAAATATTAGTTGAAGTTGATAAATGTGATGATAAAGGCAATATAATCGGAGTTGATTATTGGAATGCTTATAGAAGCTGCACAAATTTGTTAGAATATGTAAACAAAGCTAAGCGACTAGAAAAGCAACAACTAATTGAAATGCACGATAAAGGTTTTGACTCTGTTCAGCAATTGAATGACGATTACGCTATTGGATTTGCAAGATTTTATAAGATGGCAAATAATAATCAATATCATTTATATCCAAATGCAAGTATAGAAGAACATTTAGAAATATTTAAAAAACAAAACGGATTATGAAAAGTTACAACATACAAAATTACATAAGATATAAAGAAGATCTAATGCGCGTTAATAAAAACAATGTGTCTGATAACTTTAGTTCTTACTCCAGAGATGATCTGATTGCTAGATTCCTACCACTTGTAGAGAATATTGCAAAGAAGTTTTCTACAACAACACAAGCTAGCGGCGTATTAGATATAACTGATCTTATCCAATACGGAGCGATAGGATTAGTATTAGCTGTTGATAAAATTGATTGGACCACAATAAACGATTCTAATGACCAAGAAAAAACAATTAAGTCGTTTCTATCAAAAAGAATTAAAGGCTCCATCAGAAGAGCTATAGACATCAATCGAGGCGCTATTAAACTTCCGGAGCATAAGCTTAATGAAATACGTAAGGATAATGGCCAAGACCATAAAATGGTTGCAATGTTTTTCAATTCAATATTCTTAAGCATCGATGAACAAATGAGCGATGACGATGATGACAATATGTTATACCAGATTCCAGATAGAACTGAAGTTTATAATATAGGATTGATGAATACATATTTGACAGGACTATTAAGAAAGCATTTAACAGATACAGAGTTTGATGTATTACGCCTTAGCTATGGATTAGACTGTGATAAACATTCTGCAAATCAAATAGCAGACTATTTAGGTATCGAAGGAGCAAGTGCTTATGTACGAGTTTCAGAGATTAAAAAGCAGGCAATCACTAAATTAGTTGCTAACGTTGATTCCTCACAAGTCCTTGATTTCCTATAGGTTACATTAAAAAAATGTCTAAAAAATGTCTAAAGAATGTCTAAAACACGTAATTATATAAATATATAAAAGAAACAATTAAACTATATTATATGGCAAAAAAAGAAGAACAAACAATGTCTTTGCACGAGAAGTTATCTAGAATCCAAGTTGAATTTAAAGCTAACAAAAGTAAATGGAATAGCTTTGGTAAATACAATTTTAGATCGGCAGAAGATATATTGGAAGCATTAAAACCTTTCAATGAAAAGTATGCTGTTTATTTTGTAATCAAGGAGCATGTAACTTATAATGGTTCATTACCAATTATGTTATCTAGTGCTACAATTCATGATGTTGGCGGTATTGAATCTATTGAAGCAACAGCTGTAGTAGGTGTTGACTTAGTTCAAAAAGGTATGCAAACACCTCAAGCATTTGGTTCAGCATCATCTTATGGTAAAAAGTATGCACTTGGTAATCTATTATTGATTGATGATACACAAGATCCAGATCATGGTAAAGCAGAACCTGTAGTCAAAAAAGCAGCACTTGATGTTAAAGATGCGGCGTTTGAAAAAGCAAAAGAATTTGTAAAAGGAGGAGGATCAATTGACACAATCAAATCTAAGTATGATTTAAGTACAGAAGCCGCAACAATCTTATCACAATTATAATATGACAGATGAACAAATTAAAAAAGTATTAAAACGATTAGAAAATGATGAAGATTATTATGGTGAGTTTGGAAAAAAGTTTTTATCTAACTCTGACATCAGATCACTATTAAAAGATCCATTAACATTCAAGCAACCAATAGTTGGAAATCCTAATTTAATTAAAGGATCATACTTCCACACATTGATATTAGAGCCTGATAAATTAGATAAGATTCGTATAATTGACACAACTACACGTAATACAACTAAATACAAAGAATTTTCAAATGGTGAAATGTGTTTACTACAACACGAAGCAGATTCTTTACAGTTATTACGGGATGCAGTTATGGAAAACAATATAACTAGAGATCTTATCCGGGACATTGATGTTGAATATGAAGTTCCAGGTTTGGTTAATATGGGTGAGTGGTTTAAACTAAAAGCAGATATAAAGAATAATACACAATCATTGATCGTTGATTTAAAGACAACATCAGATATAGATAAATTCAAGTATTCTGCAAGAGAATATAACTATGACAGCCAAGCATATATTTATTCAACATATTTTAATATGGATATGGTATTCATCGCTGTAGACAAAAATACAAGAAAGATTGGCGTATATGATTGTTCACCACAATTCTTAGAGCGAGGTAAAGACAAGGTTGAAAGAGCAATCGATGCATACAGACTATTCTTCAAAGATGAAAATTTTGATTTAAAAAATTATTGTATAACAGAAACACTTTAAAAATTATGAAAAAAGTAACATTAGTATTAGCGGTTTTAGGAATTATGTTTGTAGCTTGTAAACAAGAAAGCAACTTAACTAAGGATGAGGTTGTAACAGATACAACTAAAACAGATTCAGTATCAGTTGATACAAACAGAGTTGATTCAACAACAGTAGATTCAGTAACTAATAAATAATTATATATGGCGAGTATTATTAAATGTTCAATTAACTTAAATGACATTCCAAAACACAAGATCATTGATGGAAAGAAGGGAAAGTATCTTCCTATTACAATTACATTGAATGATGAGGTTGATCAGTTTGGAAATCAAGGACCAGTAATGGTTGAGCAATCAAAAGAAGAGCGTGAATCAAAAGCTGCAAAAGTTTATCTTGGTAATGTAAAAGTTGTATGGACAAATGGAACAAATGTTAATGCAGCTCCAAGACAAGACGGAGGGCAGCCTCAAACCGCACAACGTCAAGCAGCTCCTGCACCTGTAGATGATTTACCATTTTAAACTTATGGATTTAAAATAAAATTAAATTTTAAACTTATAGATTTATAATAAGTGGCGTTAGGTGAGACCACTCGAGAGGTTAAGTAACATCACCTTTTATATCACTGCATGATAGCATTGTGCTAGATAACACACTTTAGTTAGTTAAACCCCATTCGTGGGGTTTTTCTATCTATAATTAGTAATGTGCTTACAATACAAACACGATAACAAAAAGATAATATAAACGTAACAATTAAATTATATAGATGCAAACAACAGAGATAAATGGTTTTTTGATTGACCAATTCAATCAATACAAACTTGAAGAAGGTAAGTCTCAAGGCGTTTGTCCTTTATGCTCAGCTGATAGAAAAGGAGAACACAAAAAAGCTAAATGCGCTTCTTATGATTGGGAACGTGGTCTTGGAACTTGTCATAATTGTAATAAGTCATTTCAGTTACATACTTATCAACGTAAAGGTTCTAGCGAAAAAGTGTATGTTAAACCACCTGCTAAAGAACAAGTTGAAGAAATGCAAATAAGTGAACCTGTTGCTAACTGGTTTGCGACACGAGGTATTTCTAAAGAAACTCTTTATGAATTACAAATATCCGAGGGAAAAGAATTTATGCCTCAAACAGGTAAAGAAGAAAATGTTATTCAATTCAATTATTTTATAGGTAATGATCTTGTCAATGTAAAATACAGAGATGGCAGAAAGAACTTTAAACTTTACAAAGGGGCAGAAAAAATATTTTACAACATCAACAGCATAGTCGGTTGGGACTACTGTATATTAGTTGAGGGAGAGATGGATGTCTTAGCTCTTACTGAAGCAGGAATAACAAACGCTATTTCAGTACCTAATGGTGCGACACTACATACAAATAATTTAGAATACCTAGATAATTGTATTGATTATTTTGATGACAAGAATAAAATAATCATTGCTGTAGACTCAGATGAAGCTGGGCAAGCATTACAATCTGAATTAATCAGAAGGCTAGGATCTGAAACTTGTTATATAGCAACGTTTGAAGATTGTAAAGATGCAAATGAATACTTATTAAAATATGGTAAAGAAGCTTTAGCTAATAGAATAGGTAAAGCAAAACCTGTACCATTAGAAAATGTTACAACATTTAAAGACATAGAAGATGAAATTACGGACTTTGTTAGGAATGGTTTCAAACCTGGCTTCCAAGTTGGATTACCTAATTTCGATGATATATTCAGCACTTATACTGGGCAGTTTATTACTGTTACTGGTGTGCCTAGTTCGGGCAAGTCTGATTTCGTTGATCAAATGGTTGTAGGCTACAATAAAAACTACGGTTGGAAAACAGCTTATGCTTCACCAGAAAATTCACCGACATATTTGCATGCTCATAAGTTAATGCGTAAAGTTTGGGAAGGTATGCCTACAGAAGCAGATATTTATTCTGAAAGATGGAATCAAGTTGCGGACCACGTTAATGATAACTTTTTCTTTATTGACATGGAACGTTATACATTGGATTCTGTTTTAAAGAAAGCTGGCGAGCTTGTTAAGCGTAAAGGAATCAAGTGTCTTGTTATAGATCCATTTAATAAAGTTAGAGACACAAATGCTGAGTCAGCCGATATCAATGCTTATACATTAGAATATCTTACTAAGATTGAGATATTTGCTAAAAAGTATGATGTTCTTGTAATGATTGTTGCGCATCCTACTAAAATGTATAAAGGCTCAGATGGTAAGATTGAAGAACCTACCATGTATAATATTAAAGGTGGAGGTGAATGGTATGATGCTTCTTATCACGGCTTATTAGTTCACAGAGATTACGAAAACAAAACTGTTAAAGTAAAAGTACTTAAGGTTAAGTTCCAGAATCTTGGTGAGAATGGCGCAGAATGTCATTTTATTTGGGAGCCAAAGTCAGGTTGCTTTATTCCACATATACCAATAGACGCATCTAATGATCGTATGCCGTGGGAATAATAAAAATAGTAAAATATGAAATCAAGAGAATTTAATAAATTAGCAAAAGAAGAACAGCAAAAAGAAATAGAAAAGTGTAATTCATTTGAATACTTTTATAAAAATTATTGTTGGAGAGAAGGTATGCCTGAATATTCAGAAAAAGCTTATAAAGAATACTTAGAATTTGCTGAAACAGCTAGATATATGATTGGCATAACAAACAGAAGAGGCAAGGCTATGTGTATGAGAGAGTACCCATTAACACCTGAAGAAGCGTTTAAAAATAAAAACTATGAGTAGTGGAAATAAAAAGAAAGGACAAATAGATATGGGTAATTATGTAGCTAAGCCTAGAGAACAAGATGCTTATGTTTGGTGCATACATAATAATATATTTATTGCGCCTAAAGCTAAAAGTTCATCTGAATGGTACCTTACTATTAACATTAATAGTAAAGTAAGTACAAGTCCAATGGCTTATGAAAAGGTTGAAATATGGAAAGAACTTTATAAATTCTATTTATATTATTATGAAAAGTATAGTGGAGTAGAAGTTGAAAAGAAAGTTGAACCTAAAAAGTTTATAAAAGAGGAACCAATAAAACAAAAAGAAAAACAAATAATAAATACTTTATTTTAATATGACAAAATACGAATCACAATATAAAAATTTATTATATAGATGTTTAGGAGGCGGAGTACATCGCAAAGACAGAACAAAGGTAGGTTGCTTGTCAATATTCAATGCTAGTTTAAGAGTTGATCTTAATGATGGCTTCCCATTAATAACCGGAAGAAAAATGTTTCAAAAGACTTTTGATACGGAATTTGAATGGTTTATGCACGGCGAAACAAATATACAGAGATTCAAAGATGCTGGCGTAAAGATATGGGATGCTTGGGCCGATGAAAATGGAGATCTAGGACCAGTATATGGTTATCAAATGCGAAACTTTAACGGAGCTGGTGGTGATCAACTTAAAGCTGTAATAACAAGTTTAAGGAATGATCCAGACAGCAGAAGACATATAATATCATTATGGAATCCATTGCAGTTGCATCAAATGGCGTTACCTCCTTGCTATTTATATTTTCAATTTTTTGTAGAAGATGATAAATTAAACATGTTTGTTGTACAAAGATCCGGAGATTTGTTTTTAGGTATACCTTATGATGTAGCTTTGTTTTCAAAAATACTTTTGTATATTGCAGAAAAAACTGGATTAAAAGCAAATTATATTGATATACAAGTTGTGGACGCTCATATTTATGACAATCAGCATAAAGCTGTAGAGGAATATCTTGCGAATGAAACTTTTCCATCTCCGAGCTATATTTACAAAAACGGAGCATTATCCCTAATAAATTACAATCACGGACCAGTAATAACGGCAAAAGTAGCCATTTAATCTAAATATATGTATTTTATCTACCATATTCCAGGTAAAAAGATTGGCGTTACACGTAATCTTAATAAGAGAGTTGAGCTTGCACAGGGCTATATGCCTGGCGAATACGAAGTGCTAGAAATTAGCAATGACATAAATTATGTTTCAAATCGCGAAAAGCAACTACAACAATTTTACGGTTATAAAGTTGATCGAGATTCCTACAAACAAGTAATAGACAGTAAAAATAAACTAAACAAAACAAAAACTATGAAATTAAATATCACAGAACAAACCGTAACTTTTCCATGTCCTCCAAATAAACTTAAAGGACAACTTTTAGACGCAATAGGATTAACATTTGAAACACAATTTGGTAAATATATATTAAACGATGAGCTAATAGATTGGATTGTACAAAACGCTACTGTGTCAATGTTTAATATCAATCGTAGTTTTGTATATAACAAAGCATTACACAACGCTTTTAATCAATTATCACAAACAGTACCTGAACCAATTAATTGGCCAACTAATCAAAATGTAAATTCATTAAATGATATTTTTGAACGTTTTGCAGAAGCTATGCATCGGGCTGAATCAATTAAAGAAGAAGCTGATAAAGCTCCTAATGTTTATGATCGTATTAGAGAATGGGCAGATGAGCGAGGCATATACAAAAACGGTGATTCTAAAACCCAGTTTATTAAACTTCAAGAAGAGACCGGCGAACTTGCTAGAGCTATATTAAAGAAAGATCGTGCGGAATTAATTGATGCAATTGGTGATGCAGTTGTTGTATTAACTAATCTGGCCGCATTAGAAGGATTAAAAATTGAAGACTGTGTTGAATCCGCTTATGGCGTAATTAAATCAAGACAAGGCTCAATGGTAAATGGAACATTTGTAAAAAACACTTTATAATATGAAGCAAGAAATTAATTTTAGAGATCCAGTTGTACAGTCTGTTGTAAATAAATTTGTAGATCGTTCTGATGTTGGATATGCAAAGTATGGTAAAACATTACGTAATGATACTTCAGATATATTTGTATGGCTTAATCATTTGCAAGAAGAATTAATGGATGCAACATTATACTTACAACGATTAAAAGAAGAAATATCATCTTTGCGTGAGGAAAAAGAATTACTTAATAGTATACATGATATTGACGTTATTGATCCGGAGTTTATAAAGCCTCCTCCTGTATGGAGAGCAAATCGCGGCGACGAAATGACTTTTACAATTGACGAAGGTGAACCATTTGGTATTTTCTATAGAACATTTAGTAAATGAAAAAACGATCAACAAAAAGAGGGCCAGTAGTTTCAAAGAAGGTAATATATGATGGTATTACCTTTGCTTCAGGTCTTGAGAAATATATGTACAAAGCTTTAAAAGAAGCTGGTATAGAATTTCAATATGAGGGGGTAACGTTTGAATTGTTGCCCTCTTTTATATTTGAAAATGTTTCAATGGAAAGACAATCAAACGGCAAAGGTGATTTTATTAATAGGGGTTTGAAAAAAATATTAAACCTTAAATACACACCAGACTTTGTTGGCGATACTTTTATAATTGAAACTAAAGGTAGAGCTAATGAATCTTTTCCATTACGTTGGAAACTATTTAAAAAATGGATGATGGATAATAATGACACAAGAGCATTATATAAACCACAGAATCAATCAGAGTGTAATGCTACAGTAGATAGAATATTAAAAACAACAAAAACAAAAAACAAATGAACAAATTTAGTGAAAAAAGTTGGTCAATAACCGTTGGGTTATATCCAGGTGTACTGTTTGGTTTAAGATTATATAAAGAACCATCTTATGATACTTATGTATTGTATTTGCCATTTATAGACATTGCATTTGAAATAGATAATTAATTAATAAATAAATATGAGCCTTAGTTTAGATAAACAAATTTTAAGTGATATTACTGTATACACAAAGTATGCAAAGTATTTGCCAAACAAAGAAAGAAGAGAGACATGGGAAGAATTAGTAACCAGGAATATGGATATGCACAAAGCCAAATTTCCACAAATAAAAGAAGCAATTGAACAGATATACAAAAACTTTGTATTCACTAAAAAAGTTTTACCTTCGATGCGAAGCCTCCAGTTTGGTGGTAAAGCTATTGAACTTAATAATGCTAGGATCTATAATTGTGCTTTTTTACCTGTTGATAGTATTCATAGTTTCTCTGAGACTATGTTTTTATTGCTTGGTGGAACTGGTGTCGGTTATTCGGTCCAAAATCACCAAATAGAAAAGCTACCTGAAATTAGAAAACCTAATTACGATCGTAAGAAAAGATACGTTGTTCAGGATAGTATAATTGGCTGGGCTGATGCAATTAAAACGTTATTCAAATCATACACAGGGGAGCTTACTTCTCACATCGAATTTGATTTGTCCGATATACGCCAGAAAGGAGCATTGCTTGTTACGGCAGGGGGTAAAGCACCAGGACCAGAACCATTGCGTATAGCATTAGTAAAGATTGAGGCTATCTTGAGAACGAAAGAGGACCGATCAAAACTTACGGATATTGAATGCCATGATATTCAGTGCCATATTGCCGATGCAGTTTTAGCCGGAGGAATACGTAGAGCAGCAATGATTTCTCTATTTGATCTTGATAGTACGGCAATGTTAAATTGTAAAGCTGGCAATTGGTGGGAAGAAAATCCACAAAGAGGTAGAGCAAATAATTCAGTAGTACTTTTAAGACATAAAATTGATAAGAAAACATTTGACAAAGTTTGGGAAAGAATTGAAGCATCTGGCTCAGGAGAACCCGGAATATATCTTACTAATGATAAGGATTGGGGTACTAACCCTTGTTGCGAGATTGCTTTACGACCGTATCAGTTTTGTAATTTAACTGAGATTAATATGGCAGATATTGAAGATCAAGACGATCTTAACGCAAGAGCATCTGCAGCATCATTTTTAGGAACATTACAAGCATCATATTCAGACTTTCATTATCTACGTGATATATGGAGAAAGAATACAGAGAAGGATGCGTTACTTGGAGTTTCAATGACAGGTATTGCATCTAAGTCAAACTTAGAATTAAATTATGAAGAAGCAGCAAACGTCGTTAAGAAAACAAACAAAGAAACAGCTGAAGCGATTGGAATTAATGTCGCAGCGAGAACTACAGCCGTTAAACCAGCTGGCACGACTAGTTTGGTACTTGGTACTTCTAGCGGGATACATGCTTGGCATAATGACTATTATATACGCCGCATGCGCTTAGGCAAGAATGAAGCTATATATTCTTATCTTGCTATAAATCATCCAGAATTGCTAGAAGATGAATATTTTAATCCAACATTACAATCAGTTATTTCAGTTCCACAAAAGGCTCCAGAAGGCGCTATAACGAGACATGAATCAACATTAGATCTATTAGAAAGAGTAAAACTAATTTCTAAAGATTGGGTTAAGACTGGCCATGATAAAGGCAACAACACGCACAATGTATCTTGTACAGTTTCTGTAAGAGATGATGAGTGGAAAATTATTGGTGAATGGATGTGGGCTAATAAAGAATACTATAATGGTTTATCGGTATTGCCATACAATGGTGGAACATATAAGCAAACCCCATTTGAAGATTGTACAAAAGAAGTATACGATGAAATGATGTCTACATTAAAAGATGTTGATTTATCAAAAGTAATTGAAGTTCAAGATAATACTAACTTTGTGGATGCAGCAGCCTGCGGTGGAGGGAATTGTGAGATTGTATAGTTACCTAGGAACAAGATGTTGGATTTACACTTTATACATAAATAAAATATGAAAGAATCAAACCTGATTGAAATGAAAAACAAAGTTGATGCGATTACAAGAATACTGCAACAACTTATATATGAACAGGACAATTTAAGAACATTGTCTGTAGGCACTTTGGAAACGGTAAAACTATTACCAGGTTACGAAGAGGCTATCAAAGAAATGACTGAAAAAGCAAAGGCTCAAGCTGCTATGAAGGAAATAGAAGCTGATGAACAAGAAGAAAAAAAGTTAGAAGTTTAGTTTATTTATTAATTGGAAAAGGGGACCGCGAATTATCACGAGTCCCCTTTTTTCGGTTAAGGAATATTTAGGTATGGTGCCTATTTATCTTCATTCCTTTTAATCACCGCCCATCTTTCTCTTTCTTTTTTTCAAAGCTTGCTCTCTTTTTTCTAAAGCTTTCTTTCTTCTAAATTCAAGTCTTTCTTTAGGATCCATTTCCATTAAAGCTTTTTTATCAGCTTTTCTTTTTTCTTCTCTTGAAATTATTCCTTTTTCAATACCTTCCTCTTTTCTTTTAGCTTTAGCTTCTACTTTGATTTTCTCATTCTCTTCATTCTTAACATTTAATTCCCATTCTTTCCAACCTAATGCTAATGCTAGTCTTTGAATTTTAGTATTACGAGAATCAAGTGCTTCAGATACATTACCAACTTTTTCAACAACACGATCAAGCGGTAAATTTGTTGTAGCAACAACTACATTACCAACTATGTCATAATTAGGGCTAAGATTTAATCTTCCATCTTTAGTTATTTCCCAACCACGAGCTTCTATTACATCTTTATCGAATTTTTTAATTCTATAAGCTCCATATAATTTTTTAGCTTTTGAACTAATAGGAGGTGATATACTAGCAGCAGCTAATATTGTATAAGCATGGTCAGCAAACATCTTTCTTTCTTCTTGTTTGTTGTATTCCATTGCAGCATTTTTAATAGTAGAAATTAAAGCTCCATAAACACCAGATCCTCTAAGAACTGTATCAGACATACCATTTAATATACTTACTGCCTTGTCATCTTGTTTTTTCTTAAGCTTTTCATATTCTTTTTTCTGCTCGCTTGACATTTTTGCAATAGCCTCTTCGTCTTCTTCTTCAAATGGTAAAAACAATGCAGACTGTAATGCAGAGAATAAAACATTCTGTAAAGCTCCGTAATACATTATTTTTGACAAATTAGTTTTCCAATCTCCACGCTTATTAACTAAGTCTAAGGTTGCTTTTTTTATCTCTCTATTATATTGCATAGGAGTATTAGCAAAAGCTAACACAAGACGCCCTAATGAGGTCGTTTGTTGCTTAGATATATACATTGGATCAGCCGATTGCATTGATTTATCTGTTATCAAAGAAAAATCAACCCAAGCTTTGTCTTCAGCTTCTTCAAGCGTATTTATTTTATTACCATCCTCATCAACTTGCTTTAAATAAGTGTTAACACGATTTCTATAAAATGTTGAACCCCCTAAAGCAATAGAGAAACTATCCGCTGCTTGTGTTGGAGTAAATCCAATTTTTTGTAAATAAGATAATACTCCTCTTGCTTTGTTAGTTGCGCTATTTGCGGCATTAGCAATCTCAGCTTGAGTAACATCCGCTTTTAAACCAGATCTTCTTTCACGCATTTTATCTGAATTAATAATCTTAGCAAAGTCAGACCAATATTGTTTTTGATCAGCAAATGCTGTTGCAGCAGCTAAAGGATTATTATCATTCCAGTTTAAATAGTTAGTTGACGATATAGTCTGTAATAATGCTGATCTTACATTAAAGAACATGATCGCAGCAGTAGAACCATTAATCCAATTCATCCATATATTAGTAAGTCTATCAGATCCTTCTGGTCTATTCTTACCATTCTTCATTCTATATAAAGAATCTTCCAATGCTATTCTAACATTCGTCCCGTAAGTTGCTTGTACTTTATTAAGGTTTTCAGTAGTAAAAATTGCATTAGCATTTTCTATAAACTCAGATAACCATTTCTTTCTACCTTCACCTTCTGTTATATTATGTAAGTCAGATATAATAGTTTCACTATCCCAAGTTGTAGAAGGAGGCATCCATCCACCATCTTGTCTACCGGCTATAGATAATGCTTCAGCAAAACTAATAAGATTTGGATCATTCTTAACCAAGAATACTAATTTGTTTTTATCTCTTCTATTTAACCCCGGAACATCTATATCATTCTTATGCCATAAGTAAACCCTAACAGCTTGATCATAAGTAAATTGTTTATCTGGAGTTAACTTTTCTAATTTCTTTTTAATATCTGGGAAACTATTAAGTAACTTTTTGTATTCCTTCTTTATAGATTGACGAACAGAATCCAAAGCATTAATACCTTTAACATAAGGTATAACTAGATTAGCATCAAAAAATTCTTGATCTTTTTCACCTTGTTTTCCTTTGCCAGCAAACATATAAGTGGTTAACCCTCTAAAGTCATCTGCAGATGGCGGAACAAAGAAAGATAAAGTATTTGCTTTTGTACCTGTTCTTTTTGCAACAATATCTGAGATTTTTTCGTATGATGGAACATTTTTATTACGCGCAAGCATATCATTAAACGCATAATCTAATGATTTACTATCATTTACTTTTAATTTATCTTGCGTCTTGTTGTTTTTTGGCGTGTTTATTAAAAACAAAGTGTCTTCCCCATTATTTACTTGCTCCGTTGTATAAGTCCATCCAAGTCTAGATCCTATTGTAGCTGCCATTGTTTTATATAATCTTATACGGCTAGGTTCGAGTGCAGTAAAAACAATACCTTCTATATTATTTTTTTGTATATATTCAACCAATCCATTAGTAACTATGCTTAAAACCTTAAAAGAATTACCGATTTCTAAAACATCTGTACCCATATCATCTTCCTGAAATGTAGTAAAAAGTAAATTTTCATTATCCGTTAAGTAGGTTAATGGTACTCCTAAATCATCGGTTATTTTTTTAAAAGCTTTGGTATATGTTGGGTCCTGATCAAGTCCATATTTTTTTAAAGGGGAGACGTATATACTATAATTATACTCCCCTACTTTAAAAGCAGCGCTCGTTTCCCCTAATTTAGTTGTCCATTGTAAATTAGCTTTTGTTGTTAAACTAAATTTAGGTCTTGACTTCCATTTAGGATCTGAATTTATCCAATCATTTAATTGCTTTTCTGCAAATTTAATTGTCTCTACATTAAGTGCGTCATTTACGGCAGCCATTAATGATCCACCTTCATTTTCACGGTCTTCAATAACATCAAAAGCATAGTCAACAGACTTATTCATGCCTTCAATAGTATTATTAGAAACAATCCCCCACCAATCTTCAATAGATTTGTTAAGATCATTTAATACTTCAAAAGATGTTTCAGCATCAATTCTTTTAATATCATTTTTAGCAATATAATCAGAAACTATTGTAATACCTTTATCGTCTTTATTAAAAGAGTTTAAATTATTCTCTAAAGATTTAGAAAACATTCTTTTTGATTTTCTTTCAATTATATTTTTTGCTTTTTTGTTATTAAATTTAGATATATTTGAGCCTTTATTTTCAATATATTTTTGTATAATTTCTATTTTATCTGCATTAAAATTCAAATAACCTCTAGTCGACAATATATTGTCTGCACTTATTTGATATTCAAAAGTTAAATTAAATAATTTATTTGGGTCAAAGTCTCCTCCAAAAATATTTGAAAATTTATCAACACCCGTATAACCGTTAAAATAGTCAAACAACCTGCCGCTAATGCTTATAATATCTTGAGGTTGAGATTTTTTATTATTTAAAGCTTTTGCAAAATTTACTCCAACCTCAAATCGGTTATTTTTTATATCAGCATATCTTCTTCCTCCCTCTAATTGTTCGTTTTTTCCTTTTTTTGCACCAAATTTTTCCTGTAATTTTATAGAATCATCTAATGATAATTTAATATTGCCAGCAGGAGTAACCGTATAATTAGTTATTCCCGCTTCCTTAACTACATTTTTTAATAAAGAGCTTTCGTTACCAGCTATATGATTAACTATTTCACTTATTTGATTATATAATACACTTCCTTTATTACCAAAGATTCCTTTTTTCAGCGCTGTTTTTAACGAATTACCTGTTATAGAAGTTAATGGAATCCTACCACTAGCGGCTTTTTTAGCTTCAACAATTATAGCTAGTTTTGATAATTTTTCTTTTATTACAATATCTGGCACGTATTGGTTGTTGCCTCCGACTACCTCAACATTGTAATCTTTGCCGACATATTTAGATATGAATGTACCTAACATTTTTTCTTGCGCTTGCCAATGAAATCTATCAAATGTCTTGCCTGCTGCAATTAATATGTTATATAAGGAGTCTAGCTCGTTGTCATCTGCATCAATTATTTTATTAATTGTTTGATTAAAAAGGCTATTTGTCTTAATATAGAAATTTTTGTCATTTTTCATTTCGTATATAAGAGCGTTTACTTCTGCTTTAGTAATTGAAAATTTAACATTGCCACGTTCTGCTAGTCTATTAAATTCTTCTAGCATTATTTTTTCAGTTACAGCTCCTTTTAATTCTTGATTTCTATTTAGAGCTTCTGATATTATGCCATCGTTAGCAATGTCATCAGATATAATATCAAATGAAACTTCTTCAGCCAACGCTTTGGCTAAAGATTCTTTTCTGCCTCTAATTGGATTGCCTGTCTCTAAATCTATAATTGAAGATAAGAAATCAATTGTTGGTACATTTTTATTAACCTCAGGTAATCTTCTTACCATTTCATGACCAGCAGTTCTACCTGCTAAATCAACATCAACCGATTCACGATCTATTTTTTTACCTTTCCATTCAGGAAAATTAACCCATCTACCGTTTATTCTTTTTTGAATAGCAAATGGCATTCCACCAACTCCATCTTTACCCATTAACCATGTAGTAGTCATATTTTCAAGAATTGTTTTCTTATTGACAATTAGCCAATTTTGTAATTCTTGATTTTCTTTACCACCCATTGCTTTTTTAATATCAATATCGGCTTGTTTACCCATCTCATCTCTTATCTCACTAATTAACGGAGCGACAGTCTTATTCAAGGAAGTCTTTTCATTAATTTTGGATTTCAATGTTCTTGCAACCGGTAAGATTTTAGCTTGGATATTAGCAATAACATCTGGACTAAATACGCCAGATTCTAATATGTTTTGGAAACGTTTTCTTTCTGGCAATGAAGGCTTAGTTACTTCTACATCTTCATTAGCTAACTTAGTCATTTCAGAAACATCCTCAGTAAATACAACATCCGCAACTTCACCACTTTTTAGAGCTCCTTTCATACGGTTTATATACTGAGCATTTATATATCCATATAAACTATTATTTCTAGCAGGATCAAATTTAGCAATATAAGGGATCATCGATGTTCTTACATAACTAACCATTTCTTCCATATTAAACCCATCGATACCACCTCTATCTTTATTTGTAAGATCTATTACGGTACCTTTTGCTGTTTTCCAGTTTCTAGACTTAACTTTAACCATTTTGTCAAGCTCTGAATAAATTTCTGGATTATTAGGATTAAATCCTTTTGGATCATTACCAATAGCATCAAGTTTAGCTTTTGCTTTATTAGCAACATCACTTACCTCTACATCTTCTTTTGCTTTTGTAGGTTTCTTTTCTGTAGGTTTAGTTTCAAGTTTATTTTCTGCTGGTTTAACACCTGCTCTCTTTTCTTCATATTCTTTACGAGCCAATTCAGCTTCCTCTTGTTCGAGAGCTAGCATTTGGGCATCATAACGATCCATATCAATTTCGTTATCATTTAATTGTCTATCAAGCTCATCCATTCTTTCCTCAATAGATTTTGAACCTTTAATGAAACTTGCAGATACTTCACCATCTTTAGATATAAGTTTACCTTTTGCTTCGCTTCTTAATAATCTACGTTGAGCAATATTTAATTCTTTATCTTTAGTTATTGTATTATTATAATCCCTTATGAAATTAAATACATCTCTACCAGAGTTAAATTCTATACTTGTTAAACCTAAATCTTGGAAAAATCTACGTATTTGATCACCAACTTTAGTAAAGAAGCTTTCTTTATATTTTAAATTTCCGGTAATAAGAGCATCGGAAAATATATTTAATAACTCTTCCATCTGAGTACCAGAATCTTCGCCTCCATAATTACGTTCTAATCTACCTATAACCTTATCGTTAAGATAAAGCTCAGGGCTATTAGATAATAAGTAATCTGTTAATGATTCACCTAATGCTATTTGGCTATCTGATTTAGCAACTGTTTTTGCTAATAATTTATGTAAAAATTCGTGTGATCCAACAGACACAGCTTTTGTGTCTAAAGCAACTTCTCTATTTATAATAATAAAGGATTTTCCTGCTTTACCATCTATTATAGTACCATCTGATTTTTTAATTGCTTTTAATACGGTGGTATTTATTTCTTCTAATAATTGACCGCTTTTATTTAAAGATTTAACAGTACTGTCTATTGACTTAGACGTATTTGCTAATATTATTTCAGTATCAGTATCTTTAGCTAATCTTTCCGCTACTTTTAAGTTTGCTTCAAACTCTTTTTTACGTACTTCCTTTAGATCAATACCTTCGCTTTTATATATAATATTAGTTTGTTCTTCTATTCCATCTAATACATTTTTTCTTTCGCTTTCACTCATATCTTTATTAAAAGATACTTCAACGCGTTGAGCAGCTAAATCGATCAAATTAGCCTTAGATATTGTGGATATTGGTTGATCAAATGTTCTAACGCTTTCTGCTGCATTTGCTAAGCTGTTTAGTTTCATTTTCTCTTTTGTAAACTCTTTTCTCAATATATCAAGATCCTCAACCTTAGTAACAGCATCAGAGCTATCAATTTGTTTTGCTTTATTTAATATATTCGCTATATTAGAGGATGTATCGTTTATTGATTTAAAAGTACCAGGACTCATTTCTCCCATATTGCTTATGGTAGAAGCAAATATTTCTGATGTTTTATCCTTTAACTCTACAAGTTTACTATTCAACGATGCCTTTTGGACTTCTGATAAATCTTTATTAAACTCGAGCTCATTTATTATAGCTGCCATAGCTCTTGAATTATTAAAAGCTTTTGAAGCTGTGCTTTCACTCATAAACGGGCGAATAGCTACTCCGCCTAATATAGGGGCTCCCGCTAACAATGTAGTTAAAATAGCGGTATCCTGGCCTACTTCAACGGCGTTGTCAAGTAAATTTACATTTTCACCTAATACAAATTTACGTACGGCATTCTGTGATATATTTGTAAATTGCTCAGACAAAAATTCCTCTCCTTGCGCTTCAGTAAAATTCAATCCAGCTTTTTTCATTAGCTTATTACTGGTCATAACATTAAAGTCATACCATTTATCCGGAGCTGTTTTAGCCGCAGAGTTAAAGAACCCGCGTCCTTTGTCTAAAATTTTACCAGTTGATTTTTCAAAAACCCCTTCAGCATATCCATATAAAGCAGGAGCCACAATAAGTTCTTTTAAGCCGTAATCAGGTTTTACAAATTCACCATTCTCATTATAATAACCATTTTTCTCTTGGTTTATCATATTCAAATATTCGGAACCCATTCCTCTAGCCGCTATTAAGCTTGTTTGCTTGTTTAATAGAAAGTATGATCCAATTTTTTTAGCTGTAGATGTTTTTGCTACAGACTGTGCGGCTTTTGCTTCTAGACTAGCTCCACGAGTAAGATATAGAGCAACTAAATCTGGTGCTTGATTAATAAGCAAATCGCCGGCCTTTTCAAAAACCCCCTCAGCGCTAGTTAATTCTCTTTCTTTTGGATATAATTCTTGTAAATCTTTACCAAGACTATCCACTCTTTCTGCAAGAAATTCAGAAGATGCTGTAAATGGATTTTTAATTCCAGTTAGTTCACCTATTTTTAAATAGTCATAAGCTGCTGATTTTAAAGGTCCACCACCTAAATAATCAGCACCTCCAAGAAGTTCATAGGCCCATTGGGTACTTCTTGTTTTTAATTTATCAGCAACACCTGTCCATGAATAATCTCTTTTATATAAATCTTGTTGAAAGTTTAAATCGTCATATTTTGTAGATTCCTTATCTATTTTTTTATTAAGGTCTCTATAATTTATGTTTTCTAATTCATATATTTTAATTAACTCATTACGTTGAGCAAGCTTTTTATTCTCATCATCAACTTCTTCTTGAGTTTTAAACTTATAATTATTTGGTTTAATTACTTTGTTTAATTCACTTATTTTATTACTTATATCTGATATTTGATTTTCTTTTTCTTCTCTGGTTATAACATCTTTTGTATAAGCAGCAGCTTCAGCAGCCTTTGTTTTTTCAAAATAGTTATTGGCTATACTCCTTGATTTATCAGAAATATCGGTAGTATTTTCTAAGTAATCTTTAAACTTATCATTTTTTAATTTAGCAATTTCTTTTTTCTTATATTCAGAAGCAGCCATATCTAATATAGCGTCCTCATTAAATTTACCTAATAAATTTTTAGAACTTAATTCTTTTTTTATTTTAGTAACCTCGTCAGGGAATGGCTTATATATTTCTGTAGTCTCACTCCCTATTGCATAGCCATATTCGTCAACTGGAGCAGGTGTAACTATCTTTTTGCCGTTTTTTGCTTTTTCTGCTTCTATATATAGTTCAATATCGCTTAATTCTTCTTCCGTAGGTTTAGAAATTAATTCTCCTTCTTCAACCCATTTTGAAGCTTCTTTGTCTTTCTTTAAATCCAATGAAGCAACAGTAGCTTTAAATTTAGAAAGATCCGCGGCTTCTGTTATTTTAGCTTCCTCAGTCTTCTTTGCTTGTTTTGCTTTAAACTCAGGTGTCTCTATTGAAAATGGAGCAGTCTCATCTATTTGTCGTTGGTATACGCTTGAAGTAAGTTGATCCAAAAACTCTTGTGATTTAACAGGAGTCATTGGAGCCGATGCTTTTACTGGCTTTTGATTTTCTTTGCTCTTTTTAAAATTGCTTAAAAATCCAACCTCTTCTTTTTTTTCTTGGCCATCGCTCCAAGGATATTTTTTTGCTTTTGGCTTAGCTGCAACAGTACTCTTTGCAGCTTTTTGTTTTAACTTCTTATTTTTTATAATGGCATCAGCCGAGATTTTCTGCTCGGCTGCCATTCTATTTATATCGTTTTCTGTATATGTTTGTCCTAAATCGTCGATGTACTCAAGCATAGATACTTAATTTAATTTGTTATTTTGTTTTTTTATACCCAATCTGCGCTTTTACCACTTTTTCATCCACAGGATCACCTACTATAAAACCATCTTTGTCAAGTTCATACCAGTAACCTACTTTTCCACCATCATTTTTATCAGCTATCTTGTATTTCTTATTAGGCCCTTTAACAATTGTGCCTAATCCTACTCCTTTATTACCTCTTTCAGCAGGCGGTGTTTCAAATACTGATTCATTCAATACTTGAGCTGCAGATTTTTTAGGCTCTTTTTTAGTCCCGGCTTTTGTAGTTGTAGATTTTGCCTGTTCCTTCTCGTATATATAAACACTAGAGTCTTCTTTTAAAACATCTTGCTCCCTCATTATTTGAGTATTAACAAAATGATCTTTATAAGCCTCGATTGCTTCAGCTTTTTCAGAGGGACTAAGTACATTATCAGAATCTAAATATATTGGCTTTAAACCAGCTGTAACGCGATATGTATTAACCGTATTATTTGTATGTAACATTAATTCTTCATCTGTCATACCGGCTAATTGAGCCTCTAAATCTGTATTTACTGAAGCTTTTATTAAATCTAAATCCGCTTCCATTACCATCTTGTATCTACCAGACCCTTTTTGTCCAATTTCAACTTCTTTAGTAATCGGAACACCATTAGCATCTTTTTTAAGAAATGCTTCTGTAACACGCCCATTAGATTGCATTTGACCATCAGGGTTTTTTGAATTAGTTGGCACTAATTCAAAAATATCTGGTTTAGCGGATTTTAAACTTTCATTATTAGCAGTTCTATCCGGTACTATTTTTATAAATTCAACACCAAGATCACTCATTTTATCTAATTGTTCAGCAGAATATTCACGCACTAGTTGGTCCTTGTCATCGTACACTTGCCAAATAAGTTTATTTGGATTAATATCTTTAAACACAGCTTTTTTACTACCTGGCAATTTACCCGCCATTATATCTGAAGCCTTAACATCATCAGGGTTCTGATCCTTAGCTAATCCGCCTGGGGTGCCAAGTGGCTTTTCCCGAGCTTTATTTAATGTTTCTACATGAACGGCTATGTCTCCTAAGCTTTTAGAAAAACTACCAGAAACAGTGCCTTTTATATCAGCTAATTTTTTCCAAGCTTCTTGTCTGTCTTGGCCTGTTATTGTATTATTTAATAAACCAAGATTTAATCTTCCCGCTTCTTGTACTAACGGTTCAAATGTTTCAGCCAGATTCACTTGACTTGTTTTATCAGAAAGCTTAGATATATCAGTACGCAATGAAAAAAGAAATTTTTCATTATCATTATTTATTTCATTTATTCTTTTTGCATTTGCTTCAAGCTTTTTTCTTATTGCCTCTTGCTTATTAGCATAATTTTGTGCAAAATTAGAAAACGAACCAGCAATTGTGCCTTGTAAATCTCTAAGATATGCTCCTGATTGAGTGTCAATTATTGCTTGTGGATTTTCGTATGCTCCCATTTTTATATTGTATTTATTATTTTATTATCCCATTACACCAGCTGAAAAACTAGTTCCTGGCGCTTTAAAGCCTCCTCCTGGCGTTGATGTTGAGCGTGCAGCCCCTACTGACGATGCTATTGATGCTAATCCACCAAGCATCCCAGTTATTGCTCCAGTTTGATCTGCTCTTGCTTGAGCTGCTTGCGCTTGAGCATTCTGCACTTGCCCCGCAACACGATTCATTTTTGCAACTTCTCGTTCTTCTCTAACGTTAAACATAAACTGTTTACCGGCAACTTCTGCATTTTGAACTCTTTGTGCTTCACTCATTTTTACTTCTTGTATTCTTTGAGCTTCATTCATTTTAATTTGCTGCATTTCAGATTCACCTTGAGCTCTAAGTTTTTGGTTAGCAGCTTCCTGTTGTTCAATATTTGCAGATATTTCTTTTTTACTTTGTAAAGCAGCTTGTGCTAATGCTGTCGCACCTCCAGCCCCTGCTCCAGTTTGTTGTAAAGTATCTAAGGTATTTGCTAATGATATATCAGCCTGTTCCGCTTGAAACTCTGCAGCTTTTGTTGCAACTCCTAAACTCGCATAAGGATTTGATACCATACCTGTAAGATCTGATGCCATTGCACTAATATCTTTAACTCCTTCGTATGGATTTATTATTGCTTGTCTTGATCTTTCTAATGAAGCTAATTCCGCTGCTCTAGCTCTTGCTTCTTTTTCTGCTCGACGTCTAGCTTTTTTCGCTGACCTTGATCCGAATATTCCAGACGCTATCGTTAATCCACCGCTAATAGCGCCAGCTACTACCATACTCATACTCTATTCATTTAAAAGTTTATATTCTTTATATTTTTCGTAAGAAGCACACGTTAGCATATCTTCTAATTTTTCTATGTCTGTTATATTTTCAGGGTTTGGATATACATTAACAAATATAGTATCCTCTAATGCCTGTATAACTCTTTTGGTTCCTTCTGGAGCATGTACATAACAAGGAGCAATATAATGGTTTACTCCTTCATCAGTAGCTACCGTTATTTCTCCTTCTAGTAAAAACCATGTATGGGAAATCTTATATAGTTTACCTATAACAAGACCTCCCTTTGCCATGAACATTTCTCTAATATATACTCCTTCTGAGAAAGAGTGTTTTAGTGGAAACATATCTGAATTACCTTTTGCTATTAATGGATTATCCATTGCTAACATTGCATTCTCTAATGCTTCCACTTTATTAATGAACTCCGTATTAATTAAACGATGTTCTGAATTTAATTGAATTTGATTTTCCATTTATTTTTAGTAACTTGATATAGAATATACCGAACCAACGCTCCATAATTCTTTTAACCCGCCAGGGTTAGTAACCAAATCAGTTGACATTGTTACAGTAGCATATCTTCCTTTAATACCAGTCATTTGTGCACCATAAATAACCTCACCATCTGTTGAAGCACTATTATTTGTTAAGTTTGCAAAATATTTGTTTTCTTTTCTATCAAAGCCATAATGGTAAGTTACACCTCCATCAACGTAAATACCACCTATATAACTTGGCACTATTGCAGTAGTATCCGATGTAGAAATCCATGAACCAGGCGTACTGCCAGGGTCCGCTTTTTGAGCATCTGATACAAAACTGTTAACCTGCCATCCGTTGTCTCCTTCGTAGTTTACTGTTTTAAAGTTTTTAGATATAGCAGGATTTTCATTTAATACAAACGTTATAGAAGCAGGTGATGTAACCCCATAGAATGATCCAACAGGAACATTATTACTATAGTGTTGCCATAATCTTCCATTATTTAATGAATATACTCTATTCCTTATACTAAATAATTGTGATGGTTTAAAAGTAAAAAATCCCGTAAACCCATTTACTAATTCATCAAAGTTTGTTGTTGCATAATATTGACTTGGATTATTTACACTAGTTTGTAAAGATAATACATATTGTTTATTATATATATCCCATCCACCAATAATATTACCTTGACCAAAGTTAGTTACAGGTGAACTTATAGCATTAAATGAATCTCTAAAAAAGTCTGACATTCCATTTTCAGAAATTTCAGTTAAACCATCTTGAGACAATCTAAGTACTGCATTACGGAATCTATCTGTAAAGTATTTTCTATAACCATATACAGCAAAACTTTGTGGATCTTGACTAATACCGTAATTTCCAGCATAAGCTTGAATATCTCCAATTACAGCGAAAGAAGAAGTAACAGTCCCGCCTCCTTCAGCAGAATATATAGCGTCTTTGTCAATTAAAGCTCTACTTACTTTATCCTCTTGGAATATAATTAAGTTAGTATCTTCTGCATATAGCTTTTGTATTGATCCATTAGAAGGATTTAAACTCTTAGTTATATCTTCTCCTACAGAAAATTGATTAGTATTGTTTGTACCTGTTCTGGAATTATATACGCCTGAATATATTAAAGAGCTAGATCTAATAGAGGCTCCATTATCATCTTCAACTATATATGCTTTTACTCCAAAATCAACTGTAGTGTCATTATAACCACCTTGTATTCTAGCTTCTTCAATATACCATTCTCTATCGTTTGGATTTGCTATTAAATCAGGTGTTGGGTAACCCCCTATTTCTTCCGGAATACCAAAAGATCCACCATATACAGGTTCAAAATCTGTAAGATCTTCTGTTAATACTTTTTTTAATATAAAAGTATTAAAATATTTGACTTCTATCGATGCTGCCATATAATTATTATTACTTATTTATCACATTAATTACAGAGGAGATATTAAAATTACCTCCTCTTATAATAATGTTATACACTTTCTAAATACATTCCGCCTTCGCCTCCTCCTGTACCATTGTAAGATACTCTAACTTCAAATGTCCAAGACCCGGGGCCTACCAAATCATGATATGCAACCGATAATCCTCCTCCGGTTCCCCCATAAGCTGCTTTCAGCAATACAGGTGTTAAAGTATATATATCAACTGTTGTATATACGTCATTAGGTCCCCAGGTAAATGGGAATGCTCCAGCTCTAACCCTAGCGGTAAATCCTGCTTCAACAGTAATTAAACCTTCAGCTCCAAATGATCCAGATGGTTCTGACCCTGTTGAAACAATACCAGGACCACCTCGTCCTTCAAACACTTCCCATGTTATACCGTATAATGCAGAAAATCTAACGCTTATAGCAACAGTGTCTGATAACCCTCCCGCATCTGTTAATTTTATAACCATATCATATATCCCTTCAACTATGTCGCCGCTTGGTTGCGTCAGTTCTCCTGTTACTGGATCTATATAAAATCCAACTCCTCCGGATTCTATAGACCATGCTAAGTCTAATTGGTTCTGACTTGGATCAGCCGTTCCGTTATTGCCATAAAATGGATAAATAAATGTTTCACCTAAAGGAAAATACAATGGACCTGATGGAGCTGCTGTTATTGTTGGAGCTACATTGCTTAGCGATCCTGTTTGATCAAAGGCGCTTATTATTGGTTGATTAGGTAAATTTGGCGTAGTTACAGTTATATAAAATGTATAAGAGTCCACATCATTAGAATCAAACCCGTAATAAAAATAGCTATTAGTTACTAAGTCAAAAGTATTGTCATCAACCCCTATTTGGATACTAAATCTACTTGTAATATCTGTTCCTAATTCATTAAGCACTTGCAATGTTATATTGCCAATAGGTACTGGCATTGGAAATCCTAATACATCCGCAAAATAAAAGCCATCGACCGCTTTATGTCCTATTTGAGCGGATTCAGGTAAATTAAATACCCAACCACCTATAGAATATGGCGCATCAGTGTCTTCTATAATTGCAGAATTAAGCTCCTCTATTATTCCAGATGTAGCAGTCTCCCAATATAAATCTAATCTTGAATCAACCGGTTCTGTTTCCATTACAGCTAATCTTGCTAATGGCAAAAACCCATCTGTTACAGGATCTGGTAAACCATCTGTATTTCTACCTATTCTGGTTACTGTTGATAACCTTGCAATAAGTGGGTTAGATATATTTTGGTAAAATTGATAGTACTCAGTTAGTACCGGTGTGGCCGTAGGTGAAGAAGCTGGGAATAATGAATTTAGGGTAGCTATTGTATTTACAAAAGAAAAAGTATTTCCTGGATAGAATTGTTGATTTAAAAAATTTTCTTGTCCTACTGTATCTATATATAAATTATTAACCCTAGCATATAACTTTACGCTACTTCTATACTGTTCTTGAGTATTACTAACATCATTTAAGTCCCTTGGAACCTTATTTATATTATCCCCAATAAGTACAAAATGTGATGTTTTATCAAGTTCTTTATTATATTCTAATGGGTATGCAGCCATTATTCCAGGTAAATACACATTATAATAATCTTGCTCATTTTGCTTAACGACTATTTTATATGAATACCAGCCAAGCGGATTATATTCACCGCTATTAGCATCCCCATTATATATTCCAGGCCAATCTGTAATTCCATTTCCGGATATTACTTCATTAAATAAAACTTTTAATGAATAACCGGGCCATTGATTTATTATTTGGCCATTTTCTGGTATGTTACTACCAGGTGATTCTTCTTCAATATATGGCACATATAAAGATGCTGCACCATAGCTTACACTGCCAGAAGTTGATGGTAATACAGCGTTAGATAATATAACCCCAGACTGTCTTCCGAATTTATCGGATAATACAACACCAACTTCATAATTCCTATTTTGTTTTACAGAATGATTTGGGTATTCTATAGTACTGGTATAATTTTTATCTATATTAAAAGTAGCTTTATTATTACAAACAACATTATAATTTAAAAATTTAGGATAACCCTGCTTGTCTTGATAATTACTATAAACAATTCTATTACTAACAATCTCTTGTCCAAAAGCTCTTACAGGCGTTTTATCATATACTCTAATTAAATCTCTTTCAGGTAATGTTTTGAATGGTTTTTTAGATTGATAATTATATACATATATATCAGATGATCCTGCTTGAGCAGCTATTTGAGAAACAGGTATAATATCTACAACTTGCACAGCCAATCCATCAGATTCTTTATACAATATGTCTAGTTCTAATATTTTACATACAGATTCTAACATATTTCCAGGACATGGTAACTTTATTTGCAAATATATATCATTTGCTTTATTATACATAAAGGAAACTATTGTACTACGGAATGCTGCTGTTTCGTTGTCAACTATTGGCTCACTGGTTATATCAACCGGAGGTTCATATAAAAAATAACCATCTTGTTTTGGTATAAATGCTATTTGTGTAAATGGTGCAAATATAGAATATTCATTATCATCAAATCTAAATCTATAACTAAATCTAACAAACTTATCTTCTAAATATGTTGGGTCTCCTATAAAATCAGGATTGTAATATGGGTTTGCATTAAACTTTATTTCTTGGTTGTCTAATAATGTTATATTTTCAGATACCTCTACAGTAAAAGTTATAGGATCATAATCAACAACTCTTACATTATTAGGTATACCAGTTCCTGAAACTAATTGTCCAATTTGTGGAGTAAATCCAGTACCAGGATCATCTATTATAAAAGTATTGGTAGTTGTTATTGCTCCATTAACAATAGCGGTTGAACCATAAGGAGGTAAAAACTCACTGGAGACATCATACATTGTTGTTTCATATTCACCTGGTGCTTCTGTACTTTCAGTATATAACTCAGGAGCATATACTGGACTAAGCTTAGCTACAGATATTTGATCTTCAATTGTATAATATGTGCTGGAACTTAAAGCATTGTTTACATTTATTTTTCTTGGTTGATTCCTATTATCAGTCCAAAATAATAAATCTTCTAAAAGACTTACACCTATAATAGGTGAATTTTTTGAAAAATTTAAAAAAGCACCTTCAACTAGTTTAACATAAGTATTCTGTAGCACATTATATACGTATATATAATTATTTGCTAATGGTGAATAATATGGGGGTGTTGTTGGCGATGTATAATCAGTTAAGAATAAAAATACCCTATTGTTAGATGTGTCAACAAAATAACCAACACAGTCTAAATTAGGAGTTCCTGTTAAAGTATTAAAGTCTATAACAAGTTCATTTCCTAATATTGTTTGTAAGGCACCCACATCTGAATTTTCAGATTTACTTATTTGTAAATTTATTGCATTACGATATTCATTCTCAGCAATTAGCCGATCATCAACATCTTTATTCATCTTAGCACCTGTAAAATTATTCGTAGTTTCTGCCATTATATTTTAGTGTTTAATCCATTTTGATTTACCTCTCATAACTTGTACAATTTCATGTAGCTTGATGGTAGATAAACGTATTTTTGCATTTCTTAATTTAGCAAACTTTTCTTTATTTAATCTTTGTACTAGATATTCTGGAGAATCTCTTCTGGTAGCAACAATAGCATGTAATATATAAGCATACATAGCTTCTTCTGCCATCTTAGGTACCCTCGTGTCTAAATCATAAGCTAATCCATCAGATATATAATCCAATGTAATAATCATCTTATGCAAATTACTTGAAAAAGAAACTTTACCTTCCCTATCATTTATTGTAAACCAACCATTACCTTGCGCATATTGAGGATCTAATCCGTATTGTCTTCCAACAATACCAAAGTTATCCCAACCATAATCATAAATATCAAGTCCATTATTGTAGTTTACTGAGTTAGCTAAGTATGTGCCATTAAGCATATCTGTATTTGCTCTTCTCCATCTCTCTTCTATGATAGGCTCAGTGTCAATATTATTATTAAAATTATCCTGCACCTCAACCCCATAATCGTCCTGTAACGGTGCTTCTGATGGATTAGATGTTAAGTTATTAGCTGGATAAATTGGATGCTTTACGCCTTGTCTATCGATCCAATACATACCAACATAGTTAACATAATCTTGTGGTAATACAACGCTTAATGAATGTGGTATAGTTAATTCTTGAGATTTAATACTTTTCAATGTATCATAACTAAATTCCTGCATTGCTCTTTTAGCATGAAAGATTACATCAGTTCTTTTTACATCGGGTATTAATTTACCATTACCAACATAAGCAACCATGAAACTATTTATAACATCATTTAAACTTGTATATTGGTAACCACCGTAATTTTCTTCAACAGTTGTTCCATAAGCATCTTTATCACCATAGTTTCCGCCAGTTAATACTTTTAATTGTACAACTATATATTCGCCATCAGCGGGAGTAGAACCAATAAAATTTATTACATTATCTATTACAGAATATTCGTCTGTATATTCTACAAAAGATCCTGGATAACCTGTTGGACTTGTGTATAATTTAAAATTATTCAAAGGATAATCTACATTAAGAGGATCCCATGAATAAAAAATTAAATTAGTATTAAAGGTAGTTAAAAATTGATTTTCTGAACCATCTCCTATAAACCCTTGAACTCCTTCATAGTATTGTCTGTTTGTTTCGGTAATTAAACCGCCATTAGGCATTGGCATAGGTCTTAGTTTTTAGAGTTAATTTCTTCTTGTTGAGATTTTTGTGCTGCAACTTGTACAATTTCTGGATCACGTATTATAACACCAGCATATAATAATATCTTGGTTATAACATTTGTTTGTTCAGAAGCATCTAATTCAAATTGCGTTGATGTTGGTGGGTAATATATATATGGACCATTAGTCCAAGGTATAACTCCTCCAATACCACTATATCCCCAAACAACATTATTTGGCTTTCTAATATAAGAAACACTAATGTCGCTTGTTATATCTTTAGGCCATACATATATTTTAGGATTTGTTGTATTTGCTCCAGCTGTTCCTACAGTGGAATTTTCATATACGTAAAGCGGGAATGTTTTTGTAGGTTTTGTAAGGGGAGATAAATTAATATATAGTAAATAGTCCTTTTGAACTCTTTCTACTTCTATTTCATCTTTATATATTACAGTACCTATTTTATGAAGATTGGTTGGAACTGCAAAATGGTCAGTACTGAATGTACAATTACCAAATGTTTTGAATATAGAAATCATATTGTCTATATTCTTTTGTCTATCGGCATATTCCGTGTTAGATTGTTGAACCCTTAATTGTTGGTTTAAATCATCAAAATAAGATTCAAATATTTCTAATTGAACCTGTGTTGCTACTTTGTTAAACTCATCCGGAGTCATATAGCCTCTCTGTTCTTTATTAAGAATAGAAAGTACTGTTTTGTAAACTGTATCTACGTTTATTGCCATTGTTTGTTTTTATTATAATATTTAGGCAGCTACCGCGTTATTACGCAATAGCCGCCTTTATATTAGTATTACGTATTATTGAAGTTTTTTCTCAATAGATTGGAAGATTTCAATACCTTCGTCTGTCTTGAAAAAAGCAGCCATAGCCGAATACGGATTTTCATCAAATGGAACTGTCATTAATTTTTTACCATTAGTTGCCCATTTAAAATCACGTTGATCAGGGGATAGCTTTATAATATTCGCTTCGCATGCTTTAATAGCAAAATTACGCAGCTGTATGTTTTCATCATTAACTAAATCTAAGAATAAACCTGGGTTTCTCTTAGCAAAGATTAACAAGTCTCTTTTTATCTCCTTAGAAGTCATCTTAGATACCTTAGATCCTAATTCAACACGAAGAATCGCTTCAGCTTGATCTACATCCATAGTTGATGCAGCTGTCATTGCTTCTAATTCTTGTTCTAAATAATCTAATTCATCAACCGCAATTAATACAGCGTCAAACTCTTGATATTTTCTATTAAGTTGTGGATGAAATAGAGATAATAATTTTTGTAAATTTTGTTGTTCTTTTGGAACTGTTAGTGTTCCATTCTTAAATATAATGTGTCCAAGTGTAGCTTCTCCTTTTTGTTCATCTACAAATGGTGAATTTTGATTTGTTGCATATCTCAATTCTCTTTGTTCTTTTGTTACTGGATCAAACCATAACAGAGGAAATCTTCTAGAGTGTCTTGAAGATATTGTATAAGTTAGTGGACTATATGGTCCCATTAATAGATATGTTCTATCTTTTACCTCCCAAGCTTCTTGGGTTGTTGTTTTTTCTTTTGACATGATATAATATAATTAATTATTTTTTTATTTTAAAAGTAAAAAAGAGTAAAAGTTACCCCCGTAATTTCAACGAGGGTAAAATTTACACTAATTGGTTGTTACTAGGATGCTGAAGAAGTAAATAACACAAAGTTATTAGCTCCTTGAACACATAAACATCTTTCAGATAAGAAGTTTACCTCCATTGCATCTAAATCAGATGTATATGCTCCACCAACAGATCCTAATACCCAAGATTTCATTCTTCTATCGTCAGCTTGAGAAGCTCTATAACGAACGTGTAAGAATGGTCTACGGATATTTGTTCCTAAGATTTGATCATAAACAGTTGAAGTTCCTGCAGGTACCAAGATACCATCGATAGCAGACTCAGCTACAGCTCCACGAGTAGAAGCATCATTTAAGTATTTCCAATCTGTTTTGTAGAAATCATAAGAACCTCTACGGAAACCAGAGAATCCTAAGTTTAATGCCATTTCTTCAGAGTTTTCAAATAACCCGTAAGCAACACCACCAGCAGCACCAGAAGATAAAGAAGCTAACATATCATCAAAATCTAAAGATGTTTGACGGTTTAAGAACAACATGTTTTCTTCAATAGCCCCTTGAGTATCTAAGTTTCTTAAGATTGAATCGAAATCAGCTAATCCAGCAGCAGCAGTAAAGTTATTTAATACGTTACCTCTTTCTTGAACAGCAGCGAATAAACCTTGTGTACCTTTTTTACCAGCAGCTAAAGCAGCAGATCCAGTAGCAGCTAATTCACCCTCTACAACAGCCATTTCTAAATAATCTTCGAAACGTAATCTTGTTTCAGATTCAGCTTTTAAGTACCACATAAATCCACCAGCACCATCTTCAGTAGCAATTTCTACCCATCCAATCTGTGCAGTATCAGAACCATTAACAACATATTTGTTACGGATGATAATTGGAGAGTTAGAGAATTGAGTAAAGCTTGGTTCGATGCTTGTATAATTATCGTTTGTTAAAGTAGATCCTTTTTTGTATTCAGAACCATAAACGAAGATTTTTAAATCATCCATTCCATCTGTAAATCCAGCAGCAGCTAAAGTAGCAGCAGTATAAGGAGCAACAGTTAAAGCACCTGTAGTAATGTTACTAGCAGTTACAATAGCTTTTACTTCTAATCCTGTAGCAGGATTCATAATAACGATAGTCTGATTAATAGAAATAACGTTTTGTACGAAATCAGCAGGGTTAGTTGGAGTTAAGTTAACTGGAATAAGCAATGTATTCGCAGCGGCACTTACTACATCAACTCCTGTGTAAGCAATGTGTAATCTATTTTGTTCTGACCAAATAACCTGATCTGAAGCCATTGGCATTTCAGCCCCAACCATACGTAAGAAACCAGATAAAGTTCTGTTTCCATAACGCTCTACTTCTTGTTCGTAGATTTCTGGTAAATATTGTTGTGCAAAAGATACGAAATCCGCATTGTTAGGATCCGTAAAGTTTAGATAGTTAGTATCTAAAGCTTGTTGTTTCTGAGACGGTTTAATCGTCCCAAAGCTAGGCGTTACATCTGCCATAATTCTTTAATTTTAATTGTTAAATTTGTTTTTTATTTTTAGCTTTGTAGAATCAACACCATTAATTGCTTTAACTTTAAAACCATTTACAAATATTTCCCCGCTAGCAGTTTGCCTTGGAGTAGCATTTATATTATTTGATTTTGCAGTTATTTCTTTAATCGCGTCTGCCTTACCTTGCTCATAAAAATGATTAGCTAAGGTATCTACGTTTTCAGCAGCATACATTGCTTTGTGATAGCCTTTCAAATCTGTAACTTCCCCGTTGTCATTCAAGAACCTCTTGATTAGGTTTGTAATGTTTGATTGCTTATCTGCTACAACATCTGTATTTTGAATGCCATATCTAAAATTCTTTTCTCCTAACTTAAAATCAAAACCTTTGAAATCTTGAGAGAAAAAACTTTTTGTGTCATTCTTAAATTTAGAATGTTGAGTTTCTACAATTTCCTGCTCTTGTTGGTATCGGTTAAAAAAGTCAAGTGCTTTTTGTTGATCTTTATTTATACTTGGTCGTAACTTTACTTCCTCATAATACTTAGATTTAAGATCTTCTAAAAACTCTTTTGCTTTTGCAACTTCTTCCTTAAATGCGAGTTTCTTTTTACGGATGTCTCGCTCATCGTCTTCGTCCTCATCATAAGCAAATCGATCGTCCATTAAGAAATCAATCTCTTCTTCATTAAGATGTGGTCTAGTCTTTTTATAATATTCTTTTAATAATACCTCATTATTAACAGTTGAATAATCAGCATTCAATCTAATATAATCTTCTATTGATCCACCTGTCTCCTCCATAAAAGAAACTAACTTTTCAATGTTCTCTGGTAATTGCTTACCGGTTGATTCTAATTCATTAAAAGCCTCTACAGCCTCAGCTTCAAGTTCAGTAGCCGAAGTATTAATCTCTTCATCTGATACCTCTTGAATTACTGTAATAGTTGTTACTTCTTCTTTGCTTTCAACTTGGATGGTAGGGACTTCTTGTTCGGTGTTTCCTTGCTCCATTTTTTGCAATCCCATTTCGGGCTGTTCTGACTGTAACACGCTTTCATTTGTGCTTTGCTCTTGAATGGCATCTGTATTTTCTGTTTTAATTGTTTGTAAATCAACTTTTGCAACTGCCGCAGGTTTATTTAATTTCTTTGGTGTTGTTCTTGGTTTTGGTTTTTGTAATTTAAAACTTCCTTCTTGTTTTACATTTTCTGACATGATATAATAATATAAAATTGGTTAATATTTTTTTTACATAAGAGCTAAATCAAACTCACCTAAACCTTGATCTTCGAAGTTCTTTGGTAAAGTATTATTTTTTCTTTGCTCTATAAGTTCTGATTGCTGAGTGGCTTGTATCTTTGTTCTTTGATCTTTACGATCTTCTGCTTGTCTTAATTTTTCGTTAGCGACTTGTATTTGTAATTGCCCTAACTCTAAATCATATTGGAATTGCTCTGCTAATAATAATTTCTTATTAGCAAGTTCTTGTTGCATTCTTTGTATTTCAAGATTAGCTTTAGCTTGTAAAACTTGAATTTCTGTTTGTGCTAATGCTTCCCTTTTTTGTACTTCAGCCATTGCGGCGGCTTCAGAAGCTTGTGCTTGCGCTTCTCCTTGAGCTCTAATATTATCTTGCTGAACAGCTTGATCTCTTTCTTGCTTCTTTTTCCTCTTATATTTAAGCGCTTGGTTAGCTAAATCTATATTATTAATTCTATTCAAATCAATAACATCTTCTAGATCAATTCCTCCAGATTGTAAAGCTATTTGTACGTTTCTTTCGAATGCAGCTTTCTCTTCTTCTTCTGGCTCTAACTCAAGGAATATACCAAAGTCATGTAGATTAAGATTTTCAATCTCCTTTAATGTTTCTACATTGAACAAAGAAATACTTTCTATCAATGCTTGCTTAGTTAATGGGAAATTTAATGAATCATTAATTCTAAGTGATACATTCTCGCATACTCTTAATGTTAAGTATAAACTTGCGTCTTTTATGTGTCTAGTAGCAGTATTAGAATTTGCCGCAGCCATTTTTTGTAAACCAACTAAAGCATCTCTATCTGGAGTACTTCCGTCTTTTGCCTCATTTAATCCGGTTACATCCCTTATCATTTGTAAATAATATTGGTATGTTCCTATTAAAGCTTGGATCTTAGCATTGCCATTAGATGTTTGTAATTCTTGAATAGGCACTTTGCCTGGATTCATTCCACCATCCTGCGACATAGATCTACCAACAATAGATCCAGTTTGGAAATACATATTAAGTGCTTCCGCTGGATTATAGTTTGTTCCATTACCAAGATCTACTTCCGCTAATCCATCAACATCAACAAATACCCCATCAGGAACCATTCTTGATAATACCTGTTGCAGTTTTAAATGCGTTAATTGGATCATATCAGCAAATGTAGTAGTTCTACTTACTAATGATTCAATTCTTCCTTTATATATTCTTGGTGCACAAATGGTATAATTCATTTGTACTTTTGTAGTATCAGCGTATGGGCGAGTCATATTCTCAGCTAACTTCCATTCTAGCATTTTTTCAAAACCTAAAATCTTAGCTCCTGAATATAATACTTCTATACTTCTAGATACTCTTTTAAAATTATCATTTTCAGGCGGATCAAAACTATCGTCTTTTTCAATAGCTTTTTCCATTCCCTGTTCTGTTTGTTTTATTTTAAATACTTGGTTTGAATATGTTTTATATTCAAAGTACAATACTTGTACAGTAGTATTATCATTACTTTGTCCTGGGTAATTACGTATGTAATTCATATCTCCAGGATACTTTTCAATTTCTTTTAAATCTTCATCAGATAAATAAGGAAACTGTTTTTTTAATTCCTCTAAACTAATAGCTTTAACTTCTCCAACATAATATACATCTTCAAAGTTTGGATCTTCTGTATAAGAATATACCAAGTTAGCTGGGTCGACATAATCAATAACAATACCATTAGCAGCATTCCATGATGTTTTTGCACATGCAATACCTATAACAGCTAAATCATAATTTAATCTTTTTGCTATTAAATCATATTTATTAGTAGCTAATATCTGGTTAATTACTTCTTCTTCAGCTATTTCTATTGAAGGTTTGTAATCTAATTGCAATCTCATTTCTAATTCTTCTTTACTTTCTGGAAGGTTAGAAGGATCTGCACTATTATATAAGTTAGCACCTAATTTGCTTTGGATCTCATCTAAAAGATCTTTTGCCATCATATCTCTAATTATACCTGCTGCATAATCAGTTTTAGCTTTAGTAGATGCTGGATCTTGAGCATAAGCTTTTATACTATAACTTTTGTTAGATATACCATTAACAACTATATCTACAAATTTTGGCAATATAGGAATAGGTTTCCAATCTAAGTTAAGGTAAGATAAATCACCATTAATTGCTAATTCATCTTTATATTTTTGTATAGGTTGTTCACCTCTAGCATAAAGTCTAAGTCTATGGAAGTTTTGCCAATTAGAACCAAATCTATCATTGCCAGCTCCTCCAACTCTATCTCCTCTAAACCATTCGTTTTCAATAGCTCTACCAACTAAAGCTCCGTATTCGAGTGATTCCTTTACACTATCAGGTACTACCTGGCTTGGAAAAGAACTGTTACTATTAGTATAAATCATTTATTATATTATTTTTGAAGTATTGCCATTATTGTCGTATCTCTTAAAACTCAAAGGTACTGCTTGTTTCTGCACCTCATAAACAGGAGTATACATGTGTTTATTGCATGCCATTATTGCTAATCCTGAACTAATAGAAGCATCGTGTTTAGTTCTATTACTAATATCAAATCTTGCCCAATCATTTAATGTACGTTGAAAATACATTGATCCAAAGTTTTCTCCTTGGATACCAACATGGTTTTCAATATATGTTTCTATTGCTGCAGCATGAGCCTGTATAATATCTTGACCTGAATTTGGTATACCGCCTATCTCTTTTTCTGTAGGTGATAATTTATTCCAAACTTTATCTGGGCGATTCATTGAAAATCCTCTATACCCTCTTCTCTTAAAATAATATAGCAACCTAGCTTTGTTATTCTCGGCAAGTATTGGCATACCATAAAATACGCAAGCCATTAAAACTTCCTCAAAGAATATTTCAGCTGTTTGTGGTCTAGCTATATATTCAAGAAAAAAATGATTAGCAGGAATGTTTTCCATTGAGAACTTTGTAAGCCCATGTAATGCACCATTAGATCCTCTTGAATCCACTGTTCCTGAAATGTCATAACTATCACAACCAAAGGCACCGCAATGCTCATTGCCAGGATATTTCATTCCATCTTTTATTATTACGCGGTTTTGCAAGTATTTATCGGGAACCCAACTAATAAGGAATCTACCATCTTGATTTGGATAAAAAATCACTTTAGAATCTTGTATACCGTTTTCCCATTGAAAGCTTCCGCGTGTTAATACGCTAGAGTGTCGTAAGTCATCATTATAATCAATCTGTTCGTATATCTTAGTAAGATTGAATAATGCTTGTTTAGCTTCATCTCTAAAAGCATGCTGCTCTGTTCTAGGAAACTGTCTATAGTATTCATTTAAAGCATCAGAGTCTGATTTTAAACCTTCAACCTCGTTTTGCCAGTGTTCAATAACACCCGCATCAATCCATTTACCATCAACACCTTTTATTGGCTTTTCTGGAGTATCGAAGACAGGTAAGCCATGAGAATCAATGAATCCCTCGTAGGACCATTCCATAGGTATGAACAAACTATATAATCCTGAAGCAGTCTGTCCATTGCGGTTTCTTTTTGTAACATCTGAATTGTAATAAAGTTTTTTAAAGTTCTCTCCTCCTTTATCTAAAGCATTTGATGTTGAACCCATCATACACTTACCAATAATTTTAGATCCTAATCTAAGACACGTTTTCGTTACACGCCAGTTGTTCAATATATTATCTGGTTTTTCCCATTTGCCACTTTCGTCATGTGCTAAAAGTTTTAACTTTTCCCCATCATAACTATTGTCCCCTGTATTTTTCCAGTCAATTGTTGTATCTAATCCATCAAGCTCTTCAAGCTTTTCGTTTGCATCTAATTTCTTACGCGTAAGTTTTGATGCAGGTATTCTATAAGCTAATTCAGTTTTAGGTCTATCCATACCATCTTGGATAGGTTTAAAAAAGAAAGGATAGTTTATAGATATAGGAACAACCTTATCTGTAAACATCTTTTTAGCATCTGCTCCTGATTTTGATAATATACCAAAACGAGCGTCACTTGATATAGTAGCTTGATTAACTAATTCCGCTGAAGACATAAATGAAAATCCAGAACGTCTATTCTTTAAATAGCACATTCCGTAACATCTATCATCGGCTTTACAGGCTTCCCAAAATATAAAGAAAAGTCTATTAGACTCTCTAAAATCTGGAGCTCCCACATCTATCTTGCTCCATTGCAAGTACATATAGTGTGTTCCTGTTATATATGTTGGTTTACCATTATTATAAAAAGCAAACCCTTCTTCTCTGTGTTGAAATTCTTGATCGATGTAATCATACCACCGTTCTTTAAATACGTCTGGATATTTATTCCAATCAAATACATTTTTAATCTTAGATAACTCCTTAGGAAATTCTTCTTGTACCCAATATTGCTCTTCTTTTTTATCAGATCGCTTATATGCTTTTTCTATTAAAGGTAATGCTATCTTAAGATTTTGAATTTCATATATTTCACCAATCTTTCCGGTACGGCTTATAACAACAACATCATGGTCCTTATTATATCCGTATTCCCATTTGTTATGGCGATTTTTTTGTTTTATAATATTTGGCTTAATATAATCATCAAGCACTTTATATAAAGTTTGTTCGTACATTATTTAGACCTCCCTTCTGCAAAACCTTTAAACACTTTTGTGTCTGTTTGCTTTTCAGAGTCTTCTAGCATTCTTTCTTCTTCTTGTATTCTATTTAGAATTTCAAGCGCATCAAAAATAGCTAATTTTTTAGTTGCTGCTGCATTCTTTAATCTATCCGCAGATATATCGTCTCCGCTATCTACAATCTTTTCTTCAGCAACCTTTATTAATTCCTCAACTGCTTTCTGCCCAGCTCGGATTATATTCAGTTTCGTCTCCTTTATATTCATATTTAATTACAATATCATTAGATTTCATACAATACAATCGCTGGCCATCTATTATAAACTCAAACTCACTATATGGTTTGTAACCTACAACATCGCCAGGAGTGATTCCGAGCCCGTTTAAGGACTCATTACCATATTTTAGTATTCCAATATGCTTTTGCTCTTTGGATAGCTTAAATTGGTCTTTATTTTTTATTGGCATTACAAAACAACGGTCACCATTTGACTTCCATTTATTATCTGTTTTGTATAAATAGATCTGATCAGGTGAACAAAAATATAGATCTTCTTTAAAATATGATCTACTATTTTTTTGTCTTCCCTTAATGTCGTAAAATCTTCTAAATACATTATGATGTATAACAACAATATCCCCTATTTTTATATCTGTTTTGCCAAACAATGGTACTGATACCACTTCAGCTAATTTATTTACAGACTTAAAAGTTTCGATTCTTGTGTTCGTTATTAGTTTTTTACCATCAACATCAACTTCATTATTGTATCTAGATCCTACAGGTTTAATTATAAAATCAAATACAGCTGTCATATTCATTAGTATTCTAAATCATATTCAACTGATATTGCCATATTGCAATTAAACTTTTTCCACGGCATTACTTCATCTTCTTTTTTAATATAGATGTTATAGGAGTTATCAGTGGTATCTAATAATATATAAGAGATGCGATGCCCTCCGTAAACCTCTTGGCCTACGGAGTAATGCATTGCATCGTCTTTATAATTAGTTCCTATACTTATTTTTCTAACTACTGAATCCATTATGCTTCAACTACAGCTTCTGGCTCAATCTCAGTGTATGAACCATCGGTTAAATTAATATTAATTGCACCGTATTCTTCCTGAAGTTTGTTTTTGGTTTCTTCAATAAGATTATTAAGATCAGCCATTTGGTGTAACAACATGTGCTTTTGTGATTCAACAACCCCTATATTAACTAACAAGGCATTAAGATCTTTTTGCTGATTTGTAATAGTTTCTAATTGTTCTGTTGTAATTTGTCTTACTACTTCCATTTTATTTAATTTAATTGTTAATATTAGTAGCAACGTCATGGAATCGAACCAAGTTATGCGGGCTTATGAGACCCGTGAGATACCTTACCTCCCACCTGCTATTTAATGCCTATCACAATTAAGCAATAGGCATGTGTTTTTACATTTTTGAGATTCTCCCTCTATCTCGCATAGATTGTAACTCTTTATCAGTTTTAGGCTTAGTTCTTCCTGAACCTAAATTAGTAAATGAAACATTTGCTTGAGCTTGAGTTCCTTTAATCTTATTTGTTCTTTCTACGCCTTTAACTAACTTTTCAACTTCGCTAGGTTTATTCATTTGAACTCTTTTAACGAAACCACCTTCGCTGTCATACTCCTCCATAAACTCACCTACTTTTTTAGTAGTATGAGCAGCTGTATTAGCTGAAGCCATACCACTTCTAGGATCAATTTTGATTTGATTACCTTTTTCAATATTAGCTTTACCTTCAGCAGTTTTAATTGCTTTGTTAAATTTATCTACAGCTGTAGTTTGTTTTTTAGTATATTCAACTTCTGGCTCTTGTTTCATTGGAGAGCAAGACATTAATGTTGGAGGAACTCCACGACCTGTTTTAGGCATATTTCCTCTGCCAGGTTTCATTTTAAAAGGACTGTTCATTTTTTTTTGTTTTAATTGTTTTAGTTTATTTTTTTTCTTTTATATATTAAAATACCAGGAGCATCAGAAACAACGCTTTCGGCCATAGTATTTTCATCTATAATTACTAATTTACCAATTGCTTCCCAATTATTTGGTTCGTAATATGTTTCCATATATAAGTTGTTTTTATTAATTTGATAGCCAACCACGCTTATTGGATCATTAGTTTCTTTTAAGAGCATTGTTATTTTTAACTCTTTTTTATTTACTACTTTAAATTCAACAAGATGAAATTCTGTTTCCCATTTACCCTCTAAAAATTTTTTATCCATTTTTTGAGAATAAGAAACAAAAGAAGCAAATAATAATACTAGCAATAATAATACTTTTTTCATAATAAATTAAATTTAAGTTATAATATTATTATTACGTAAGTTTATTGCTTTTTATAAGCTTCCATCTCCCAAGGTAGTTTTTTAGAACCTTCTTTCATTTTAGACCTAGAATATGTTTTTCCTTTCCAGAAAACATTCTTTTCATCATAGCCTAAATCACCTCGTTTCATTTGATCAATGTGGACAAGCTCGTGCTCAACCGTTTTATTCTTTTTTAATTCTAATGGAGATACATTTTTATTTACTAATATAGTACCATTAGACTGTGCCATACCTAAAATATTGTCATCCATATCCTTACTGTATATTGGCGTATTCTGCACATTATAAGGAGGACCAGCCATTTTAAATGCCATAGGTTTATTTATTTTTTCTTTTTGTTTTTCATAGATGCTTCAGCATTCATCGCATAGTTTTTTCTAGCGCTTGCTTTTAACTTTGGATTACTAGCTTCTTTAATATCATAAGCAGTTTTTTTGCTTACCATTTTTTTCTTTTGCATAGCCGGAGTTGCAGCCGTAGGAGCAGGTGCTGGTTTTGCAGGAGTAGATGCTGCTTTTTTTGCTGCTAATTTAGCTTTCATCCCTGATGACATTGAAGATTTAGCTTTATTTATTACTTCTTGTGCTGGATTTCTCATTATAATTATTTGTTAATTATTTATCTTGTTTTTTTGTTTTATCTTCAAAGTGACTGTATATTCTAATCGCAGTATAACCAATAGAAAGTATAAGAAGAATTATTTTTAAAGCTGGTTCTAAATTTGTCATTGACAAAGATAATGCTACCGCGTTTAATCCGTATAGTTTAATATCAGTTGCGTCCATTAAAGTTTACATTTCGCTCTCTGAGTAATAGGAGCTGCGTGATACATAGTTGGAGTTTTCTTAACTTCCATTCCATCTTTTCCGTTGCTAGAACCTTTACCCATTGGGAAACCAGTCATATCTAATGGTCCATCCCACAAAGCGTTTGCTCCTGTTATGCCGTTATTTTCTATTCTTTTAACAGCTGGCGTTATTTTTCTCATACCTTATATTTGTTATTAATCTATTAATACTTTTAAACTGTTGGAGTAACCGGTAGTGTTCTGTCATAAGATCCTTCAGCCGGCATACCAAACATACCTGTCATAGAAGCTTGTGCTTTTGGATTAAAATTAACAGGAGCGCCAGTTGGTTTTATTCCAGGATTATAAGTTCTTGGCTCTGACATAATCGGAGCTTGTGGGAAAGTGTCCCCTGTTAAACCAAGTGTTGATGTATCGCCTGATGGCATAACGCTTGGATCATACTTTGGATTGCCTAAGGCACTGTTGTATCTCATCTTGTTTTATCTTTATTTACATTATTTATTGCTGATCGTAATACTATATCCGTATAAGTATTATTTTTCATTATTTTGTTACTTCGTGGAGTAGTTGGTATATCTTCTACCCCAAGCATTATACGGTACATTCGACTTATCAGTTGTTTGCACTTGAATGAAACTTTATATATGTTGTATTTCTGGGTTGTATGATTTCTATTTCGCCATACTACTATCCATCCTTCTTTTAACAAATTGTTCCAGCGCTTATTGTCCCAACTATATGCGTAAGTACCTATCTTATAATCTTGCTTGGTAAAAAACTCCATGCAATCAAAATATACTAATAATTCTAAATCAGCATCCGTAAGATCATAATTTCTACAAGCCCATTTGCGTATTAATCTATAATGTTTTAATAAGCCAAGATCTTTTATATCCTTTGCTTCTAATCTTCTCATATAACTATTACGACATCTTGTAATCTTATAACCTGATAGTCCTGGCCTTCAAACTCTATTCCATGCCCAGCAGCTTTATCATAATAAATAACATCGGCTTCTTTTAAACATTTAATATCCTCACTCACAGAAACTACAATAGCTTCTTTATAACGTATATTTTCTTTATCTTTTTCTTTTAATAATAAACCGCTATCCGTTTTTGATAATCCTACTTTTTTCGGAAGTATCACTATATTATTACCTATTGCCCTCATTAACTCTTAAATTATTAATTACACAATCGGTTGATAATATTGTAACAGCTACGGATGCTGCATTTTTTAATGCGCTCTTAGTAACAGATAGAGGATCAATAATTCCTGCTTCTATCATGTTCACTTGTTCCCCGGTTACAGCATTTAATCCAGAGCCTTCTAAGCGATTCCAATCATCTCCTGGATGATCAATACCAGCATTACTTAATATTGTCTTAAATGGAGCCTTAATAGCTCTTAGAAGAGCAATACCTCCATTGTTCGTTGTTAATACATTTCTTGAAGCATCTAAAAGAGCAATTCCTCCGCCGGGAACAATTCCTTCTTTAATAGCGGCTTTAGTTGCACAAATTGCATCTTCAACTCTATCAGCTTTTTCTTTTAATTCTAAATCAGATCCAGCACCTACTTTTACAACAGCAACTTTTGCTGATAGTCTAGCTAATCTTTTTTCTAATCTAATAACATCTCCTGGAGCAGTAGCAACCTGTAATTGTGAATTTAACTCATCAATTAATTCTTGTACTTCTTCTTTTGTTTCACCAACGTGCAATATCGTTTCACTATCATCTGTTATTGCTTTCAAACAACTACCTAAACATTCAATATCTATAAGATCCATATCGTCTCCTAGATCTTCGTTTATAATTGTAGCTCCAGTTAATAAAGCAAGATCCATTAGGGTATCCTTTTTTGTGATACCATAAGTTGGTGCATTGATAACATTAACTTTTATATTACCTTTAACTTTATTCATTGCTAAAGCAGATAGTACAGTTTGTTCCATGTCTGCAATAATCAATAACGGCTTGTTATTCTTTATTACATATTCTAAAACTGATTGTATCTGACGAATAGATTCCACCGGTGATTCAACAATCAATACTAATGGATTTTCTAATTCGGCAATTCTTTTATTTGGGTTTGTGATAAAGTTTGAATTTACTAATCCTTTATCATATTGTACACCATCTATAATTTCTATTTCTGTTTCTGGATTTGCTGATGATTCCATCATAACAATACCAGTTTCACCAACTGCTCTAAAAGCATCACCAATAATTTTACCAAGTACTGGATCGTTGTTTGTTGATATAGTGGCAATGTGATCTATCATATCTCCAGTTACTGGAACTTTAATAGATTCTAAATATTCTATAACTTTATCTACTGTAGTCTCAATACCGTTTTTTAAATCTCTTGAACTTACAGTATCTTGAATTGCATAAGCTTCTTCTAAAATAGCATGTGCTAATACAGTTGCTGTAGTTGTGCCATCACCAGCTTCCTTAACTGTTTTTCTAGCTGCTTCTTTTAAAAGTCTTGCTCCCATATTCTCTACAGGATCTAATAATGTAATGCTGTCTGCAACCGTAACCCCGTCTTTTGTAATTAACGGTCTGCCTTTACTATCTTCTAACATTACGCATTTTCCACCAGCTCCTAATGTTGAGCTAACTGCTTTAGTTAACTTTGTTATACCGGCAAATACATTATCTCGTGCTTCGTTACCAAAGCTGAGATTCTTTACTATTTCATCTGACATATTTAATTGAATTTAATTTAATATATATATTACTTATTTTAAGTAATTTTTACCTACCCTGCCCTCTATATTTTTTTGTATAATTTTTTGAGGACTTTAATGTTGAGGTTTTTGATTTTGCATGAATACCTGGTCTGCTTATATTCTTCTTAACAAGTTTAGCGGAACTCTGAGATGATTTTTGATTTGCCATTTTAAGATATATTTTTTAATTGAAAGTGCATACCATCTTTTCTTGTCCAAGTTCCACCCCAATCAAATCCAGCATCAGTAAAACACTTTACTAATTCAATAGACATTGTAGGTTCTTTTCCTAATCCATTCCATGCTGCATTAATATCTATTGCAATACCCCAAGAATGCAGTGATAAAGATTTTAATCCACGTTTTCTACGTACGTTAAAGCAACCATCCCATGTTTTTAATTCGTTAATTAGCCCTCTTTCAATTATATTTGTAAAAGCAACTATTAAAGGATTTATTATTGCTTTATTACAATATAGTTTTTTTGGTATAACACCTAATTCTAAATGAACAGGTATATCCCATACCGTCATATATTTTAATTCGTTTTCAATTAAAGTAGGATCACCCCACTTTTTTAGGCATTGACTACTTGTTACCATTTCCTCTTAAGTTTATTTTCCAATACATACCAAACCCATAATTTATTGATCCATCAAATCCTACACCAATATTAGCTTGATATACTCTATCTTTCCTATCTTTGTAAATTAATCCGGGTGTTAATAATCCAGATCCACCTATAAAAGAATTTCCTCCTATATACATTTGTCTTCTTGGATCTTCTTTCTTGACTATCGTTTTAGTTACAAATGGTATTTTATAATCTTTTATATATTCTCTTTTACCATATAACTTATTTAACCATACGGTATCTTTAACAACTATTGTGCCTAAACTATCAAGTTTGATTGTATCAGCGTATACAGTTCTAACTAAATGCTCTTTAAGAAGATTTTGAAATCTAACCTTAGATGAATCACAATTATCACTTACCGTATATTTTTCATCTTTTAAGGGTATATACTTAACATCTGTTACTTTAACAGTTTTAAATACAGTATCTTTTGTTTCTTTCCATACTGTATCAGTTTTAACTGTTTCTTTAACTAGGCTTTCTTCATTTGATACACCACAACTTCTTTGCAATAATATAATTGCAACTAATACTGCGATTAACCAATAAGTAATATTGTTTTTAGTTATTTGAACCATGCTTTGCTTTTATTAATCGTTCTGCTATTTCAGTTGCCGCTTGTGCCCCAATGTAAATTACCGCAACCACAGTCCAGTTGTCAGAATCTATTTTTGAACTAAATAATGCAACTGACGCTATTGCAAATGCCATTAATTTTCTACTGATCCATTTATTTAAGAATAAATCAATTTTTTCTTTCATGCTCATTAGTATACTTTATTTAATACAAATATATCACTATAGATATTATTTGTTACGTTATTACTTCCCCATTGCACTGTAACATCTAAAACATTGCTTATAGTTGTATCAAATGTTGTATTATTTACTGTATTAAATGCAAACCCCTCAACTACGCCGTTAACTGTTTTCTTATAATGAAAAGACCCTAAAGATACTATAGAAGCTGTTCCAGCGGTGCCTAATTGTCTAATTGTAAAATCAATATTTAAAGAAAATATATTATTAGTTATATTTGAAATTGGTTGCAATCCGCTATCTAATAATACAACTGAGCCAGCTTTAACTCTTACTCTAATAGTTTGATTATTTGCAGCATTTAAAACACCTCCAAAAACCCCTCTAAAACTATCACCTACTTTAAATCCATTTGCAGGAATAGTTAATGTTCCAACTCCTCCGTTTATTAATGTGCTTTCAACTGTTGTTCCTGTTACAGGCGATGAATTTGCTGTTTGTGCAAATAAACCATAATTAGTCGTTGCAGGTATATCAGAAGTTAATGCAATCGTACCTGAATTATTTGGTAATGTATAATTTCTATTTGCTGTTATTGCTCCTGTAAGTAAAGTACTATTATAAGTTGTTCCAACTAATATTATACCACTGCGATCTATTCTAGCTACTGTAGATACTTGCGCGTCAGATATTACTAATCCAGAATCGCTTATTGCTAATTGACCATAGTCGGTTTCTGATGTATCATATAGGTATAAAGTTCCAATTTTAGCATCCTGTAATGATTCATTACCATTTGTTAGAACTTCATCTAATGTTGGAGCAAGATTTGCTTCAATAAAATTTGTTAAAGTCTCTGCTGTAAAACTAATACTTCTAGCTTCTCCACCGTCTCCGTTTTCAAATCTAGATCCTATTAATAGATCTGAGTTATTTAATGTAATAACTTTTGGATAACTATATATTATTGCCATTATTTATTTTTTAATATTTCTATTTCTTTGTATATAGCTATTAACTCAGCTTCTTTCTGAGCTATAAGTTCTTCTTGTGTTGGTTCGTCAACTTCTATAAAGACTACCTCAACAAGACCATTGTCATTATATATTTCTTTTCTAATTTGTGCCATAATATTATTTTTAAATTATTATACCAACAAACGGAACATTTAATGTAGTCGGAGTTGGTGTACCAAAATTTAATGGTGCTGAACCAAATGTTGCTGATGTATAATATTGTGTTATTTGCGATGTTGTAGTTACATATATTGGTAATAATGCAGCAACAGGATATGCACTATATGTAAACACAGCAGAACTATGCGTACCAATCCAATATGTTGTACCCGCTGTAAATGTTTGTGTAGTAGATACCGATTTTATACCTGTTGTGGAGCAATCTAAATTAGTACTTTCATATATTTTAGTTCCAGGAACACCATTGTTATCAGAATAAATTAATATTCTTGCATTTGCACCAGCTAATGAACTAGCAATACTTATGTACATTGCCGAACACGTTATAGTATTTGCTGGTATATATGGAGAAACAATTAGTCTAAGGGCAAAACTAGAAGTGCTGGTTGTAGATGTTGAATTTAAAGCTAATGATGTAGCTTGTCCGGCTTGAGGAACTACTAATGTATGTATACCTCTTGTAGATAGGTTTCCGCTTCCTAAAATAGAATTACCATTAACTGTTTTAATATTAGTACCACTAACTAAAGCTGCTTGCTTTGCATTCCAATCTGTTGAAGTACCGCCAGTAGCGGATATAACTCCATTAACATCTAGTTTTGTTGACGGGCTAGCTGTTCCTATTCCAACATTAGTACCATTATCAAATATAACGCTGTCCCCTAGAGTAGCAGCTCCAGTAAATTTTGCTACATAGTTTGTAGTTCCTGATCCACTAATATTCCCTGTTGGTAGAGTTACCCAATCTGTACCAGTAACCGTAGATGATAACACTTGCCCGCTTGTTCCTGGAGAATTAGTTGAATCATAATACGCTCCTGTTACTCTAGCATTTCCTAAAACATGCAATCTCTGAGATGGAGCATTCGTTCCTACTCCTAAATTTGTATTTTGGAAAAAAGCACTAGATGAATTTAATTGTAAATAAGGCAAACTCATGTTCTCTTGCCAATCGCCCATATTTATAGAATAATTGCTACTTAATATATTACCAAATACCGAGAATAAATCTGAATCATCACTGTCATAACAACTCAATATATAATTACCAGCACCAGGTACCAATGACTTTAAGCTTAGAACCTCGCCTGTTATAGTTCCAACTATTGATGTTCTTGCTATTGGACTAGTTGTTCCAATACCTAAAGCCGTTCCTGTATCAAATATTATACTATTACCTAACGTGGAAGTTCCTGTAAATTTAGAAACATAGTTTGTTGTACCAGTTCCTGTAATAGGATTAGTTAATGCAGCTTGGCCACCTATATCGGATAATAACTGTGTACCAGTTCTGTACTTTATATTTCCACTATCGGAAACCAGAAATCTATCCGTATCCGTTGATGCATTGCTTAATGCCTCTAAAGTTATTCCACTTTTAAATTTTATACTCATTTTAGTTTTTTATTATATTATCCTACTTTAGTAACTAATACCCTGATCGGATTTGATGGAGCTGAATCAAATGTTACTACAATTGTATTCAATGTATTTCTAGCCACATCTGCAAATATTGTTTCGTATGTAACAGTATCATATAACTGAACATTTACATCTCTTGTATTTAAGTTATGTGTTACTGTAGAAGTTACAGATATTGAAGTAGCATAACTAGTTGTGGTAGGTGTAGCTGCTGCAATAGTTATAGTATCAGTAGAATCATTTGTAGTAAGTACTATTCCTGTTCCAGCTACTAATGTTAAAGTATCGTTATTAGTATCAGCAACTACAGTTGATTGACCTGCAACAGCAATATTCTTAAATATATTTTGAGATGATCCTAAGTCTGTATTTGTTACAGTAGCTGTACCGCTAGAGTATGAAACACCAATACCCGCACCCGCATTTACATTACCAAGACCAACTTGTATTAAACTTGCTAAGTTAGTATTACTTTGAACCACAGTCCAATCCGCTAATGTTGTTGGATTACTAACCTCTGCAATTAAGAAATCACCAACAGAAACACTTTCTGTGAAGAAGTTACCATCTGCTGTAACAGTAAATGCCCATCCAACAGAAATTCCAGGAATTGTAGGTGGTGAATCTAAATTAGGTGTATTAGTAGCTGCATTATATCCTCCTTGATATATAAGTCCACCAACAACAGATGAATCAACATAAGCTTTAACAGCTGCTGTTGTAGGTAAAGTTGTATCATTACTATTACCAGGAATACCTTCGCTTGAAGTTATAATTGCAACAGGATCCATCATTGCAAACTCTATTGCCCCGGCCGCTATTGTTGTAGCTATAGTTGAAGATCCAGCTCCTGTAACATCTCCTGTTAACGTAATTGTACCGCCGGCTACATAGTTAGGAATATTTAATACATTGCCAATAAGTGTTGCAGCACCAGACGAGCCAGTAGTGGTTAATGTTATAGGATCTTGTTTTGCATCCCAATATGCTGATGAAGTTATTCTATTATCATCAAGTGTACCTGTCCACCCAACAATTATATCTACATCTTTAAATAAAGCATCAACTGGATTACCTGTTAATGTTAAACTTACATTCGTATCGTTTATTCTGGATAGTGTACCTGTCGGCACATTGCTTATAACAAATGCCGATATTTCTCCCATACTAAAATTCTTAGTCTGGTTTTTTTGTGTTCCATTTACCGTTAAAGTAGTAGTACCAATAACTATATCTGAAGCTAGAATACTTATACTATGCGGGTAACTATATATTATAGCCATTTATATTACTTTATTAGTTGTTTAATTAGCACTTCTTTTTCTTCATAGCAATCGGTGTTGCTTTTACAACGGTAACACTTTTAGTTACCGGTTTTTTAGAAGGTGCAGGCTTTGTTTTAACTACTACAGCAGCTACCTTACCTTTTTGTTGAAAAGGAGGACGCATATTTTTATTTGCCATTGCATCTTTGGTATTCTTTTTCTCAAGTTTATTTTGAGATGCTTTCATTGTAGCTTTTTCTTTTACTTCTGTTTTTTTAGTTTCCTTCTTTTCGTGCATTGCTTTTTGCTTTGCATTCTTGTAAGTCTCTTTTCCGCCGTATTCTTTTATCATCTTTATATATTTTACATGTTGTTAATTAGCAATTCCATTTATCCAACGCTAGCTTCTTTCTTGTTGGCTCACCATTAGGTTTTTTCATTGGCCCTGGCATACCAGACATTCTAGCACAGAAAGATTTTCTACGCTTTGCGTCTTTACTACCCGGTTTTAACTCAGACGGTTTTTTAGTTACCGCTGTTTGTAACTTAGACCCTGGATTTTCTTTTCTATAGCTGGCAACTCCCTTAGCATTCAATCCTCCTTTTGGATCCTTACCTTCTTTGCGGGTCCATGCTGCTGTTTTTTTCAATGGCGATTCATCACAAGAACACTTGTGACGTACCATTGAATTATTTATTGCGGAATGTTTCAATATTGTTGATTTCATAATATTACTATATTATTACTTTATGAATAAACAGGGATTAAAAATTGGTCACCTGAAGATATATCATTTATTCTAATCCATTTTGTAGGAGTAATTGGGTTAGAAGGAACTACTGTATCTTGAATAAGTCCATTATCTGTAACTAATAAATTATCTGATTCCTGTAAACCAAATTTATTTCCTATTGAATTTTCAAAATAAACTCTTCCACCAGCAATAGCCTGAACCCCTAATTCAACCCCAGTACCATAACTACCTAGTTTTGCTGAAGTAGTATTTATTAGAAAACCATTATCATCTAAATTTGCTGAAATTTGAGTAGCACCAACATCAAGACTTGGATTTGAAAGATCACCAGCTTTAAAAGTTCCCGCAACTTGTAATGTAGTTGATGGGGTAGCTGTTCCAATACCAACATTAGTTCCATTGTCAAATATTTGGCTATCACCAATTTCTTCTGTATCTGTAAATTTAGGAACATAATTAGTTGTGCCACTCCCGCTTATACCTCCCCCTGGAATATTAGCTTCAACAGTTTCTAGGACGTCGTCCATTGTATACCATTTGCTTTGAGCCTTCATTGCTTTTGAACCACCATAAGTAGTGTTCACATTTTCATATTGATTTAGTACTTTCGCTGTACCTGGAATTATTGCCATAATTTTTTATTTATTAATTGTTTGTTACGATACATTACTTTTGCTAGATCTTCTAGCACCCATACCAACTTTCTTTTTAGCTGATACCACTTTTGTTTTTTCTGCCGCAGTCATTTCTTTCCAAGGTTTTGGTGATGCAGCACTAACTCTTACGGAAGGGCGACATGCTTTAACCCCTTTCCTATCTGCTGATCCGCATACATTACCTTTCTCATCAGTCCACTTCTCTTTGAACCATCTTTTTAATGATGCACCTTTCTCGGTTTTTCGTATAGCCATTACTTTTTGCCTTTATTTTTTCTACACTTAGCGATAGCACCACTAGCATAAGCCGAAGGAAATACATCATAAGTAGCTTTTACTTTTTTATAACATGAATCTTTAACGGTTTGTTTCATCGGCGATTCAATAACCCCTCTACCAATCAAAACATCTTTACGGGTAACTTTACCATCACCACTTAAATCCTTTAATTTTTTCATAGGACTTTGACCAGACCCAGAACCAACCCAAAATCCATTATGTGTTTTAACACCTAATCCCTGAGGACCAATACCTTTTGCATTCATACTATTTTGTTTTATATTTTTTACCACTCTCCTTCTTAGTACCCTCACCCTCATTGCCTCTATTCTGCTTTACAGATTCAAACCTACCATCTTCATGGTCATAGTCCATACCTTTATTACCAGGATTCTTACGATGCATTCTCTGTGAGTGTGCCTTCTTAATTCTTCTATCATCTGTTTTAGCATAAGCCAAATCCCTTGCTGCTTTCTTCTTAGCCGCCAACGGTGATAACTTCTGCTTTAACAAAGGGGATTTTATACCTAGTTCAAATTCCATAATACTCTTTTAATATAGTATATACAATTACGCATCGGATCAAAATCTTACAACCAAAACATACTAAATAATAGTGTGACAATAGCCTACTATTTATTTACTTAATTAGCTAACGTCACTATTTATATTTTATATTGCAATACGGGATATGTGAAAATATTGCATCAGATATATGGAACTAAGGGGTTATATACTACGTTCAGCTACAGCTTTCTGAAAAGAAAATGAATCTGTTTTAACCACCCCCGGGCGTATAAATTGAAATTGTTGGAAATGTTTTGCCTTTTCCGTTTGTAAATATGTAATGGTTTAGATATGCTAGGGATTGTACTGGACTTGCATCGTGCATGTTCATACGTCTGTACCGTGATGTGATACACTTGTGCTGCGTTTGTATACGTTCGTTACATTGGGTTGTGTACCGATACATTACATACAACAACACTTGCGGAGCGTAGCGTAGCATGTATAGCATACAGTAATAATACGGAGTGATTATGATAATATATATGAATAAAGAAATTAATAATAATAAATAAATAAATAACTATGATGAATTTAATTAAAACAGAACTTTACATTAATGATCTTAAAGATCTATCAAAAGAAGAATTATTAGACTATATGAAAGAATACTGTTATTCTAGTTTTTCAGAAGATATTGAATATACTGAAGAAGAGATAGATAATGGATTCTTTGTTACAGAATTAGAATCAATAAGAAATTCAGTATTTAGTTAACTGAGTTATATCTTAATAAGGTCCCTTCAGGGATCTTTACTCTACCTAAGGTGGAATGGACAGGGAGAGGTGTGCTTAGTCCGCATACCACTTGCGGTGTATAGCATACAGTCTTAACACGGAGAGTAATTGATAATATATATGAAGTTAAAAAGTAATT